CAAATTCGCGAAATTGAAGGATGAAAACACGGCGTTACGTTGCAGGGATGAAGTTTAGATACAAGGGGAGCAAGCAAACATGCCAGTCGTTATATTTCTGACCATCATTCTTATTACTCTCGCGGTCGTGTTACCCAAAGCAGTGGGTTCTATGACCCGTATTGTGCAGAGGGAGAACCGATAGTGTGTAACAAGGAATTACATGACGTTCAGATCCTCGTCGAAGATCAAGCCTTGTTGGTGCAGTCACAACTTTTGGTCCCTACCACCTTCAATTGGATGGATGCCGCGCAGATTGCCTTTATTGAAAGCCTAACACGAACATGAGACAAGTACACTTGACCCCAAAGACGAATAAGGGAAAAACACGGATCGGGAATTCTGGTAACGTGTGGAATGTAGTTGAGGGCGCAGTCGAGTCGCTTACCCCTTCTCCTATCGATTCGCTGATGATACGGTCACTCGATGGTCACGATTTTCGTTGGGTGAAACTCAAGGATGACGTGAATTTTGTTGTGGAGGTATTATGAAAACTTCGAAGACAATGGTATGGCATTCAGCAAAGTCTCCAATAGTGGTGTCAAAGACGGCGGCGACGGAGTTGGTCGATCTCATTGTGGCACTTCGAGAAGAAATTGCATCCCTCAAAGAAGAGAATCAGGCTCTTGCTGAGGATTCTACTTCTCTCATTTCCAGGAACGATCAACTTGAAGATGAATGGGAGACTGAAGTTGACGGAACATATCGAAGTGGACACGCTGCGGGACATGACGAGGGATATGCCAAGGGATTTTCTGATGGGTACGAGTCAGCCAAGAACTAAATTCAAGAAATTGAAGGATGCAAACAAGGGGACATTATGAAAACGATTATGACGGAGTTGGTAGAACGCATTTTGGTACTCGAAGCAGAGATCGCAACCCACAAAGAAGAGAATCGGGCTCTTCAGGCTCTTGTTGATGGGGGATATAATCAGGGATATGGTGATGGGTATGCGAAAGGCGTTCGGAGATGCTCGACACAATATGAGAACTGATGGCCGAGGTAAGAACTAAATTCAAGAAATTGGAGGATGCAAACAAGGAGGACATTATGAAAACGATTATGACGGAGTTGGTAGATCTCATTGTGGCACTTCAAGCAGAAAACGCAACCCTCAAAGAAGAGAATCAGGCTCTTGTTGAGAAGTCAACTTCTCTCGCTTCTATGCACAAGGGAGTTGAACTTGAAGCTGAATTGAAGCTCCCATTTATCTTCAAGCACGATACGTATCAAAGTGGACACGATGATGGATATGATGGGGGGTATTTTGTGGGATATGATGTTGGATATGGCATAGGACTCAGAGAGGGTCTAGAGGGTGCGTGATCTGATGGCCGAGGTAAAAGTCAAATTCGCGAAATTGAAGGATGAAAACACGGCGTTACGTTCTCGCCGGCGCCATATCATCGAAGAGTGGTATGGAATGTTGGGGCAACAGATCGTGGACTTAGAACGGAACCTGAATTCCGCAGTCGATTCAGACTTTCCACGACCAACCGACGTTGCGGTACTGTGCTACAAGGCCGGGATGAAGTTTAGATACAAGGATACACACGGCAAAATCGGAGATCAGATCTTTATCCTTGCAAAAACAGAATCCGTGGTCTACAATCTCATTGGCCTGAACGATGGAAACTGTTGGTCGAATGCCCTTATGTGCGTGGGGGATATTTCAAAGACCGTTTTCGATAAGCATTTCTGTGACGCAGAAGCCGCCGAATGGTTGTTACTAACTTCCTAATACGAGGATACCATGAACATTCTGAAATATTTCAAAGGACGTTCGCGAGCCAAACAACTGAAGATTAACGCCCTCACTCTTCTGGCCAAGAGCGGAACACTCCGTAACGGGGATCATGCAATTCGTCACGTCATGTCCAAGAGGGAAATGCGGAAACTAATGAGCCCTGAAGGAAGGTCAACTGTATGAGACAACCACATACACCGAACGCGAACCCCGCGGTCGAAGAGATCATGCAAGCGTATCTGAAAACCTATATGTCTGAACGACAATTCGAAGAGTTGGTTGAGAAAGCTATTCTAGATGCGAAGGCAGAGGGTGGCGGTGGAAGTACCGTGGAAGCATATGACAAGGGATTTTCTGATGGGTACGATTCAGCCGTGGCGGGAGGCTAACCATGTGTTACGGAGGTTGTGATTGTAGACGTTGCGGCGGCGACCCGCCAGTGATCAAGAACGCGGATCGACATAAGGACGAGCCGCCAGTGATCAAGAACGTGTATCGACATAAGAACGAGGATGAGGATATTGACTGGGACAGCTATAAAAAAGGTGTTTCAGATGGATTTGCGCTAGCGAGGAAACTATTTTCGCACAACTTACCGAGGGAGTGAAAATAACGTGATCATCTCAGAATTGTTGCTCGCCACTCTTGTTGGCACCACCATCTACTTCCTGGTCAGGAGAACACACTTTAGGAGAACACACTATTGGGTCTCTCTGGTTGGTTATATCCTGGCATTTTTTATCATCGTTGCCATTGTGTTCGCTTTGGGCTACTTTTGGCATATGTGCGAGTCTGATATTCCCACATATTACATGTAAAATCAATGACTTAGAGCTTCTTGACATTTTCTCCCACTATGTTATACTAATAGTGTAGGGATTGGGGAAAACAAGGAGGATATCATGGCATTTATGAATCAGGATCGCAAAAAGGTGTTAGCCGTTCATCTCAAGAAGGCAATGGCAGGTTACAATATCAAGTATACGCTTGGGGTCAACCACCATTCCACTATTGTTATGAGGATTACTGAGGGGGATCTTGACATTATTGGAAATGCTCAGGCTGTCAATGATAGTCACCCCAACCCAGATCGCCATAGAAATTCGCGTGGGAACGGACCAGCCACCCACCTATCAGTGAATAACTATTATATTGATGACCACTACACTGGCGTGGTCAAGGGAATGTTGAGTGCTGCGAATGCTGCCCTGTCTGTAGGCAACCACGACAGATCGGATATTCAAAGCGATTATTTTGATGTGGGATGGTATATTAGCATCTCAGTGGGGACGTGGGACAAACCCTACAAGTTGGTGAACTAACATGAAACAGTTGACCGAGAAACAGTGGAGGATCGCGGTCGATCTTCTTATTGATTGTGTGGAGATATCACAGACTCAGATAGCCCAAGTAATCAATGACCCCGAAAATCCCAAGCACCTTAACGATCTGGCTATACGTTTCAAACTCAGCAAGATGACCGTTGCAGCGGTGAAAAGGTGTATCACATAAATCTCTATACGGTTCATAGGAGAATGGTATGGCTACTCGCTGTCAAGTAAAAATTACAGGGAAGAATGATGCTACAGAAGCCGTCACCCTCTATCACCACTACGATGGATGTCCAACCAGTATGGTCCCACTCATTGCAGACGCCTATGCCGCAGATTGGAAGCACGGCTTTGTGGGGAAGGTTGCTAGCTTTGTGGTCTCGCGAGACCCCGCAGGATATGATATTGAGGCGGATCATGGGATTCATGGTGACATCGAGTGGTATTATGTTTTGGAAGTAGGATCCGAAACGCATGTCGAATTCGTCCCAAAATGGTTCCTCACCGTCTATGACGCGAAATCTGCTTATGTTGTTTCTGATATGCGAAAGGTATTCAGTGGTTTGATCCAGGATGCCATACCACTTGCCGAGTCGATGGAACAGTATGAGGGGGAGGACGAATAGTGTTTGCTGGATTATACACAATCCTCGTGAGGAGTGTTCCTGAGATGCCGTTATGGTTCGCGGTGAGTTTTTCGGCCACCGCCACCATAATCCTAGGTTTATCAGTGGCTTTAATCATGAAGCGAGGTCGTATCTAAATAACCATTTAGTCAACCAAACTTCCAACATATACCACTAGGAGGCCCTATGAAGAAGCTGTTCGCCGCGATAGTATTTGCCATGACATTGGCATGTTTGCCATTGATGGCAGATGCAAAAGACCTATATGTTCGTGCCCTACCAGCCTGTGCCCTTTCGGGCAATGGATTCGAATATGGCTGTGCAACAGTCGCCGGTGGGGTGGGAGCTATTCGCGGAACCGCCGCAATCCCATGGGCAACCGTCGTGCCTAATGATAAAGTAATCATTTGTGGTGTACATGAAATCACTAATCCCGCGTTTCGAGTGACCCCTACGGTCAGTGGAGCGTTAGGGAAGCCTATCACAATCACTGGTTCATGCGTGAATGATCCTGGTGTACTTGACGGTATGAACCATGCCGCTGGTATCCGTCTTATCAATCTTGGAAGTGCTGGACCTATCAATCATTTTGTGATTGATGGATTGTGGATCAGAAACGTACCCAATACCACTGACTATGCTCTTTCGGGTCACGACAATGCAGCGGGCGGAGTTGTAGATCGTCATATCACAATTGTCAACAATCGATTCACCAACATCGGCTGGATTGGTATGTGGCTATGGGGATCAGAATTCACGGTCGTGAATAACACTCTTGATGGTGTCGGCGACGATGCAATTTATGTGAAGGGCGGAAAGAATACTGTCATTGCTGGAAACAAAGTCATAAATGTCAGTACGAATGGTATTGGGGGAGATTGTATCCAATTCGATTCAGCGGCAACACAGGGCACGATTGGAACAGGTACCGTTATCGTGAGTGATAACCTCTGTGACAAACGCGGCGGCACGAATGTGAAGTATGGGGTATTAGTGGGACCAGTGACAGGATTGACCGTCATTGAAAATAACAAGATTTACTGCCCAGCACCTTCCACACTTCAGACAGCGTGTAGCCCAATCTACATCAATGCAGCGGGTACCGCAAAGACCGCACAAGTGATCATCCGAGGCAACTTCGTCTCAATGGGATGGAGAGGTATCACACTCGCAACCGCGGATAATCCTAATGTGCGCCATCATCTGACAGGTAACGTGATTGAGAAAGCAGGAACATTTGGTGTATGGCTGGATGCAAACACCGATAATGTTGATGTCACCAACAATGTATTTGGACAGAATGCTGATGTGGGATTGTATCTTGGTAAAGTGTCAACCACCCATCGCATTGAGAATAACATATTCTACGGAAACGCTAAGGGTATCTTCTACTTGAATGCCCCAAGTCGTGGACATAAGTATAATGACTTCTTTCAGAATAGCGTAGCGAATATCACAGATTCGTCGGGACCAAAGGCTCTTGATGCAACCGACGTGACTATTGATCCCCAGTTTACATTCACAACGGATTGGAAGCTTCCAGCAGATTCGATCCTGCGTAATGTTGGACAACCATTGCCCCTTCTCTGTCTCGATAAGGTCTTAGGGTATTGCTGGACACCAGCGAACCTGGGCGCATACTAAGTTCGTCTTTATTATGGGGTGATGTGATGTTGCCAGAATTTGAGTCATTCAAGAAAATTCCCAGGCTCAGCCGTGTGTGTACCGTCACAGAAAAGCTGGACGGTACCAACGGTCAGATCCTTATCACTGAGGATGGACTGTTATACGCTGGCAGCCATCGCCGCTGGCTCTTGACCCCCGAAGGGTTGGGTGAAGATAACCATGGATTCGGTCGCTGGGTGCTTGAGCACAAGGACGAACTCCTCCTAGGCCTGGGTATCGGTCGACACTACGGAGAGTGGTGGGGACAAGGTATACAGCGAAAGTATGGTTTGACTGAGAAACGATTCTCATTGTTCAATACGCATATGTGGGGCGACGAGACTGTCAGACCTGCTTGTTGCTCTGTGGTGCCTGTGTTGTACAAAGGAATGTTCGATCAGATCATCATACAGGATTGCCTGAATGGTTTGGGGAAAAATGGAAGTGTGGCCTCCCCAGGATTCATGAAACCAGAGGGTGTTGTGATTTACCACGAAGCGGCAAAGACATATTTCAAGAAGACTATCGAAGGGGACGAGAAACCCAAAGGGTCGCAAGAATGATCAAACACCACATATGGTGCTCTGAGGCGGCAACTATCATTGAAGGCAGTTGCCGCCAATGTGAGGACCTGGAAAGACAATATCCACCACAAGGCAGTCTGGACTATACAGACATGCTCAATGAATATTTCCTCATTACCGACGAACCCCCAACAGACTCCTAGAACCTCCTAAAACGGTCCAGGACGGTCGATCCCCCACAACCTCTGCCTTACCATCCATTTAGATGTGTGTTTTTAACACACTACCAAAGATGATCGAAAATAGTGCTTGACATCTTACCCCAATCTGTTATACTAAGAGAGTAGAAGCAAGGGAAGATGTGAGATAACCACTGCATGGGAGAAACGGGAATGAACAAGCCTAAACTGAAATTGATTGGGAAGGATGGGAATGCGTTCATGGTACTCGGTCTTGCCAAGAAAGCCGCAGACCGAGCGAAGTGGCCCAAGGAGAAGTGGGAAGGTGTTCGTAAAGAGATGTTGGCGGGAAACTACTCCCATCTGTTAGCAGTAGCAAAGGAACACTTTGACGTTTCATAAACGTGTGTCGTGTCTGTTCGGCGGGATTGGAGAAGTGTACGCAGCAAAGAAGTCTAAATAGATGAATGCACAAAGCTGACACCATGGAAATACAACTTCTCAAGCAACTAGAAACGCTGACCGATAGGCATGGCAGTTTCTCGTTGGCTAATCCAGCAGCCCAAGCAAAGATGCGAGCGGTGGTCATTCAATTTCTTTCGAAGGCTGGTAAAAAATAGTTGTTGACAATGACCCGCGGTTGTGTTATCATGTGCCTATAACTTGGTAAGGAGTAACATGGTAAAGAATGATTCTGACATTATCGAGACTGCCGATCCTCTGTATGGTACGGGCAACATGGTCGTACTCAAGTACATGGCACTAGAGGATCCGTGGACTGTGGAGAACAGTTCTTGGGATTTTCTTCAGAAGTCGTGGACTTACACAATTTCGAAGCCAGCAATCGGTGCAGAAATTCGCGAAGGCCGGGCATTTGAAAACGATCTGAGGCTGGTTTCTTTGGGACGAAAGTAAAAGTTGTATAAATAGAAAGAAAGTGCTTGACATTGAGGAATGGTTGTGTTATACTCCTCAGTACGATGCACAAACGATTTAGCGAAACAATAGGAAGATATGCAGCAACTAGATTTGACCGATACGAAACTGAATACCCCCGAATGCCCATCACCTGTAAGATATACAGCATGGCAGGCGTCTAAGATTCAATTCGGAGGTATGAAAGCCTAAGTCCTCGTTACCCATCTCCCGGGTAACTGGGAAAGTCGAAGAAAGCCAGGGAGAAATCTCTGGCTTTTTGTTTTTCGGGGCCATCGTCCAATAGGAAGATAGCTGAATGGCATTCAGCAGACGAGGGGGCGGTACCCTCTGGCTCCACCACAAATATGCGCTGGTACTCTAACTAGCAAGGGGCCCACCCGATAAGTGGGAATATGTGAGTGCAAATCTCACCCGGCGCACCAAGCGTATATGGGATAAGTGTTACAGCAGCACAGTAGTCTCCAAAACTACGGGCGCAGGTGCGACTCCTGCATCCCATGCCAAAAGAAGAGGAATGTATCATGTTGTCAATGACTTTGTTACTCAACACCACCTATGAACCTATCCAGGTCGTTGGTTGGCAGCGAGCGATTACCCTGTTGTTTCAGGGAAAGTGTGAAGTCCTTGAGGAACACGATGAAGAAATCCATTCGATTTCTTTCACGATGAAGATTCCTTCAGTACTCAGAATGTTGATGCCAGCAAGGATCAAGCGTAAGGTCCCAGTGAAGTTCACCAGGTTGAACATCTTTACGCGAGACGGTTGGAAGTGTCAATACTGCGGCGACAAGTTTTCCAGCAATGAATTGACTTTCGACCATGTTGTTCCTGTGACTCAGGGTGGCCGTAAAAGTTGGGAAAACATCACGACCGCGTGCGTGGACTGTAACTCTCGGAAGGCTGGGCGTACTCCTCAGCAAGCAGGAATGAAGCTCTTGAAGAAGCCCAAGCAGCCTATGTGGTCACAAGTAATCACTGTTACCGCGGGGCTACGAAAGACCCCTGATAACTGGGCATCATACTTGTACTGGAATGTTGAGCTGACATAAATCCTGTGGAGTGGTGTAAACACCAAGCACGATAAACGCAGAGGGGAAGACCCTCAAATGCGGGATAAGTAGGAGTCTAGAAATCTCCTCTCCACTGAAAATAGTTCTTGACAAACGGTTCGGAATTTGTTATAGTAAGAGAGTGAGATAAGAAATTGAGAGTTTGCCGCTGTGAGTCAGATAGTTGATTGCCTCTCTTGTAAGGAGGATTAGGCTGGTGCAAGTCCAGTCAGCGGCTCCATTGTTGATAGGCAATCCAACGTAGTGTTGGATGGGACGCCAGGGAAAGTGCCACGTGCAACTCTTTCCCAGTCAGCGGCTCCATTGTTGATAGGCAATCCAACGTAGTGTTGGATGGGACGCCAGGGAAAGTGCCACGTGCAACTCTTTTCCGGTCAGCGGCTCCATTGTTGATAGGCAAACCAACGTAGTGTTGGATGGGACGCCAGGGAAAGTGCAACTCTTTCAGACCCTATCGAATAGCGCGGAAATGGGTGTAGCGCGATACAAATAGCCCGTACATTTTCCTCTTGAGAAACAGAGGATCGATTGTGATCGTAGCATAAGTAGTAATGCGCTAGTTTGTGGCACTAGTTAAGAGGGTGCAAGTCCCTTCGATCACCCCATAGCCAATCATGACGATTGGCACGAAGCATGATAGCATCCACCTGAGACGTGGACTGTGAGCAACAGGGAAACTGCTATCGATATACGGGCCCTTAGCTCATTCAGGAGAGCGCCGCACTTGCAATGCGGAGGTGGTCGGAGCAAAGCCGACAGGGTCCACCATAAAGTCCTGGTAGGGATTTAGAAGGCAGAATATCGGGACCAGAATTTTGAGAAAATATCTAGGTGTGGGTCAATGGCAGACCACTCGGTTTGGGGCCGAGACCATGCAGGTTCGAGTCCTGTCACCTAGACCACTAACTCGGCACAATCGCTATTGTGCGATGCCCCCACGGTTCGGTGGGGTTAGAGTGCCGGCACTAAAATACGCTCCCATCGAATACTGGCTAGTTCATCTGGCTTTCAACCAGAAAAAGAGAGATCGATACTCTCTGGGAGCACCATTAGAATAGACGCCGGCGTGAAGGGAATTGGTATACCTGTTTGGTCGAGAGCCAGACGCTTGTGGGTTCGACTCCCACCGACGGCACCAAAAGAATTATAGCGGGTGGATGGGGATAGTTCTCCTATTGGGCTCATAACCCGATGTCCGTAGTGCAATTCTACGACCCGCAACCACATAGTACTGCGGTAAGCACAAGCGTAGCAGAACGATTTCATAAGTCGTTTCTAGAGGGTGCGACTCCCTCTACCGCAACCAACTTTGTGCGCCTGTAGCCCAACGGCAGGAGGCGACGGTCTTAGAAGCCGTACAGTACAGGTTCAAATCCTGTCAGGCGCACCATAATAGAATTATGGGTTGCAAGCTTTCAAAGTGAAGCTCCCGGCTTTTAACCGGAGGAACTCGGCGCGATACCGAGGCGACCCACCAACGAATTGCTCAGTGTACGAGTCAATGGAAGTTGTTTTGATGTCTTTGACTCAGATACGAAGCACGAATTTAGCGAGGCTCTACAATTACTGAGACACCGTAGAGCGTAAAGGGAAATGGAGTTAGTAATTTCCCCCTCGTAAAGTCACGCACCCGCGCCTTGATAGGCAGAGGGGCCTTATAAGCCCGTCGCTCTAGATCAGAGCCTTGACTGGGTTTGATTCCCAGCGGGTGTACCATACATATAAAGGGGATGCTCATGAAGGTCAAGGACAGAAACTTAAAAGTTTTGGTCGATGTAGCCGAGAAAGGTTGTCAGGGGTTCAAGTGCTACTGGCCGCGCCCAGACCCAGGCGTCTTCACTCAAGGCTCTGGATATCGGTCCCGCGACCCATCTGGCAAAACCAAGCCCGGTTGGTTGTGCGGCACCCGAGAAATACGTGGTTGCCCGGACAATCCTGTACCACGATAGATGACCCGAAACACAGGGATTCTGGTGTACACAAGTGTACACATTAGAATTCTCTAATGTTGAAGAAAAGCCCTTGACTTATTTCCTCGTTATGCTATAATTAGAGCATAGGGAATGGAGAACAAGATGACTGAGAACAAAAATAGGAACATCATCATTGCCCAGTTCACCAACCACGATGATGCAATGACCGCATTCGTTGTTGAGTCGTTTCTAGGTGGATACGGTGTCTCCCTTCGCGACGACGACTCCGGCGAGTTCGTCGGATTCGCGATCCACGGCATCAAGAGCTTAGGGACCGCGATTGCTAAGGCGAAGGAAGTGCTTTAAATAAGGCTTGTATTAGTGATAACGTAGTCTATAGTGTTTTCAACGCAAAGGAGACTTATAATGGAAATGTCAGAGCATGAATTGGTGACGGTCTCGACGCCTGGTGGGGACCTACATTATCGCCTGCACGATGGCGAGATTGTTCAACAATGGGTCGAGGGAGAGGGAGAGTGGGTGGATCAAACCAGTAGTGGGCCGAAAGATGAAGTGGCATTGACCCAACTCTCGGTGACTCCTGGCCATGTATTTTACGCGACGAGGTTCGGGGAACGGTGGCAGTGGGTTCAGACGACAGAACAGTGGATGATGGTCACCGGCAAACATATTTCGGCGTGAAGAGACTCAATAACGGAGGTATAGTCTCGTACGGCGCGAGGGCTGGCTGTAAACCAGTTGTTAATACCCAGAGGGTTCGATTCCTTCTACCTCCACCATAATGCCAATAGTCACTGTGAAGAGACTCAAGAGTAGTAGCATACCGCGGGGAAGGCATGGGGGAGGACCTGGTTCAATTCCAGGCATGACTACATAAGATCAGATATCTTGTAGGCATATAAGATGTACAGCGTGTAGGCATACAAGCTGTGTGGCGTGTACAGCCGTGATCGGAGTAGTCATGGAGTATGATGGATTGTATACCCCTGTATTTTGGAGTCAGATGAAAGTTTACAAGAAGAAGCGCCGAAGTTGCCCAATGTGCAAACCAAATAAGATGGGGATAGAGCCCTGTTGGACAGCGAAGGATCTTGATAGACTGAAGCGAATGGAAAAGGAAGCGAGAGAAATAAAGAGAACAGATTAGAAATATGCACTCGGAGCCTGTAGGATGGGCGCTTGATTGTCAATCAAGAATAAAGCGGGATCGTTACCCGTCGAGTGCGCCATGATGTCGATGTAGCCAAGGGGATTGGCACCGGTCTGCAAAACCGTTTACGTTGGTTCGATTCCAACCATCGACTCCATACAATACGCACTGCAAGCATTAGTGGTGATGCTTCCGGCTCTTAACCGGAAGAACCGAGTTCGACTCTCGGGCGGTGCACCATATAGGGATATCGTCTAATAGCAAGACAACAGGCTTTGAACCTGTGAACCTAGGGGCGGTACCTAGTATCCCTTCCATAGAGGTTATCATGACAGTCTTTTTGACAGCGGATACACATTTCGGCCACGCGGGTATCTGTACATTCTTGAATGCAGATGGAACGAAAGTGCGACCCTGGACTGATGTTGCCGAGATGGATGAAGAGTTGGTCAAGCGGTGGAATGAAGTCGTAAAGCCAACAGACAAAGTGTATCACCTGGGCGATGTGGTGATCAGCCGAAAGGCACTAGCGATCCTGGGTCGTTTGAATGGGGACAAGGTACTTATCAAGGGAAATCATGACATCTTCAAGGTGTCTGACTATCTGAAGTATTTTCGTGATATCCGTAGTTACCATGTGACGGATAAGCTGATTTTATCGCATATCCCTATTCACCCCGATAGCAAAGGTCGCTTTCGTGGAAATGTTCATGGACACTTGCATGGGCGAGCATTAGAGGATACGTGGTATCAGTGTGTATGTGTTGAGCATACAGATTATCGACCAATTGCTTTTGAGGAGATTCAAAGAAGGACTAACAAAGGAATTATTGCGGATTAGCCAAACGGCCAGGCAGTGGACTCTGAATCCACCTAACAAGGTTCGACTCCTTGATCCGCAACCAAATATCGCAGAATGTATTCCGGTCTAGCATTCAGGGTGAGTGCGCTCCGCTGTTAACGGAGAACGAGCCAGGTTCGATCCCTGGGACCGGAGCCAACATGCTCCTATAGCACAATGGTAGTGCGACCGCCTGAAGAGCGGTACACCGAGGTTCGATTCCTCGTGGGAGCGCCAAGAGAATGCGGGTGTGGCAGAATGGTTTTGCACTTCCTTGCCAAGGAAGACTACGCGGGTTCGATCCCCGCCACCCGCTCCATTAGAGATCCAGGGCGTAGGAAAGTCGCCCCTCAAGAAACAATAGAGAAAATTCGACAAGGTGTTTTGAAATATAATGCGGGTTTGGTATAGAAGCTGTGCCTCAGCCTTCCAAGCTGAAGAGGCCGTTGCGAGTACGGCAACCCGCTCCATTAGAGATCCAGGGCGTAGGAAAGTCTGGTTGATCCTCTCCCCTCGGAAGGGAGAAATCGGTGGTTCAAATCCACCCGCCCTGACCAAAATGAGTGCTTGACATTGATATACTATTGCCCTGTAAGACTAGAAAGCGAGTTGCCTGTTTCGTAAGCAGGAGAGAACGATGCAAGTTCGTTACGGGGCTCCATTATATGCTGGTGTAGACCAAGGGCAGAGTCACCAAACTTAAAATCTGGACAAGTGCAGGTTCGATTCCTGTCACCAGCACCAATACGCCGAAGTGATGCAACTGGCAGACATGGCTGATTCAAAACCAGTCTCTTGTGGGTTCGACTCCCACCTTCGGCACCAATGCGTAGATTAGAGTAGGTTTTCTCCGCAAAATAGAAAGGAAAATAGGACAACTAAACCATCACAAGTCTTACGACTTGAGGAACTTCGGGACACCAAGAACAGGACAGTGGCTAACGACCACCCAGAGTAATCTGAGGATTAGAGCCACAGTGACGATGCCGCGCAAGCGGAGTGAAACGAGCAATCTCTGTCCGGTGCAACTCCAAATAGGCTGGTGTGCTGTTCGCACAAGACCCAGCGGGTAGGAGGCTTGAGGGTATCAGTAATGATACTCCTAGAGAAATGATGGTTCACGACAGAATCCCGGGTATCGGTTGTCCTACAATTTACGCCCTCAAAGAATAGATAGCGATTCGCCACCTTGGTAAGGTGGATAGACCGGCGCAAGTCCGGTTGAGGGCTCCATGAAATACGCACCGCGAGCCGGTTGAATAGGCACCTGCCCTACAAGCAGATTCAAAGAGGTTTGATTCCTCTGCGGTGCACCATGAGGTTGCAATGACACGCAACCAGACCGAAGTGTTACTAGAAGATATGTTTCAGTGCGCGGCCGTAAAGAAATAATGTCCCTGTGGTCCAGATGGAAAAGACGCCTCCCTGCGAAGGAGGAGATCGGTGGTTCAAGTCCACCCAGGGACACCATAAGAAAGGAACGTGATTGGACGTTCCTATTTTGATCGGGGATCTATGTTTGCTTTTACATTGCTGTTCTTATATGAGTTTTTTCTGTTTAGGCAAGCAGCAAAGTACTACGGTATGAAATAGAGGGAAGATTGGCAGAGAGGCCTATTGCGCTGGTTTGCTAAACCATGCGGGGTAACACCCACGAAGGTTCGAATCCTTCATCTTCCGCCATGTTTTGGAAGGTTCACCGGACAGGCGCGCCGGGACCGTCTCGAAAGCGGATCGAGGGTAACACCTTGGGGATCAAGACCTCAGCCTTCCGCCATTGTTATGAAAGGATATATGTCTCTTTTTGATGTTCTTGGTAATCCTAATAAGACTCCTGTCATATCCGCGGCCGTGGAATTGTACGCTGAGAGGTTGGAGGAACAAAATCATCGAGTGAAGATATTCGACACACCAAAGGGATTGTGTATGTCGTGTTACATGTCGCACATTTATCGGTCACCGAAACTCGAAGGTGGGAACTGGCATATCACTTGTACGGTTCCCAAAGGACCATCACTCATTATGCCCGACGATATCTCTTACTGCAATCGCTTCGAGAAGAAGGGTGAACAGACACTTGATGATATGAAGCGGGTAGCAAGACTCATTGAAAAAGAAGATGGGAAAAAGGTTGGATTCACGGCATAATATGGAAGAGTGACCGAGAGGCTAATGGTGCTCGCTTGGAAAGCGATGCGGTGTAACAGCCACGCAGGTTCAAATCCTGTCTCTTCCGCCATAATTAGTGCTTGACATTCTTAGTCAGTTTGTGTATAATTGGAAGTGTAATCAGGCGAGCGTACTGGGACCGCCTTGAAAGCGGATCGGCGGTGAAAGCCGTTGGGGTGCAAGTCCTCACACTTCCGCCATTTTATATGAAGGATGTGTTGTGTCTAATCTATTGTGGCTAGCCCTGGGTCTGTTGGTATGGTGTAAGAGGAAACCCATGTTGAAATTGAAATTTGAATTGTCCGATGAGGACTGGAAAAAGGTTAATCGGTTCATACGAAAACAGGACAAGCTCACTGGCACCGGCGCAAATTATGGAGCGATTGGTGGAGGTTATACCTACCAATTTACACCTACCTCGTTGGGGGTCATAGTCAAAGTTGAGAATTGTGTGACAAAGGCATCCATCAATCTGACAGATTTTGATAGCTGGTAACAGCGTTGGGGTGCAAGTCCTCACACTTCCGCCATTTGGATAATTATGGAAGTTGTAGTCACATCGGGGTTGTGGTTTGAGAGATAGAATCATAATTTGGGGGTGAATTAGGTATCGACAGAGGCGTATAGAGAAGAACGGACATGCCGTGGACCAGGACCACGTAAATACTTGGAAAAACCAGAAATGCCGAACAAGAGTTTGCATTAGCGGCATAAACGCCGCTCTCTGAAAGACCAAGAGGCTCCTGTAGGTCTGGAAGGGTCATTCATTGGAGGCACAGTGATAAAGGCTAGCATGGTAGAGTGTTAGCTGAGTGTCAATCTACCACAGATCATATAAGGTGTCAGTCCCTTATGTGAGCGTTGTAAGACTGACTAGCATGGAATATCCACTTTGACGTTGCTTTTGGACCCGGGTGCAACTCCCGGCACCTCCACCAATTCATTCGCTCGACTGCCATGTGTAGGAAATGGGCATACGAGAGGGACCCTCAAGACTTCAGATTGGGGTCCCAGCTTTTACGCTCCCATAGATTATTAGTAGATCGCTGGATTCTCAATCCAGAGAGCCGGGGGCAGTACCCGGTGGGAGCACCAAAATATGTCCCTGTGGGCCAACTGAAAGGTCACCCGCCTTCTAAGCGGGATTATGCGAGTTTGAGTCTCGCCGGGGACACCAAAGTATATTATGAGATTGACAGAAATCAAGCGCGAATTCAGAGGTTCAAACTGGAATGAAAGAATAAACGCCGCTGTAGCCTAGTGTACAGGCACCTGCCTCCTAAGCGGGATAACGTGGGTTAGATTCCCACCAGTGGCACCACATAACCTCCCTGTGATGGCAATTGGACGCCGACCGCGCTTCGAACGCGGGATTATGTAGGTTCGAATCCTATCAGGGAGACCATTACAGACCCTTAGTACATTAGCAGTATCCCGCCCCGACACGGCGGAGAGGACAGGGCAGAACTGTCAGGGTCTACCATATCGGACCGTAAACTTTAACTAGATGAGTGCCTGGCTTAAGCCAGGAAAACGAGGCGCGCTTCCTCGGCGGTCCGGCCAATCAATTCGCCAGTTTCGTGATACTGAGTGCCACAGATCGTAGTGCAGGTCCACCAGCCAATGTTGTCGCCGCCCGTAACCCCGTTGACCCCGAGGTATTGTTAATTGCCTGAACCAACTCAATATAGTCATTGGCATTTAACCGTGTCGTGGCGCGCAATGTCATAGGGTACCCCAAGGTTGGTTTGGTAATTGTGGTGCGCGTTGCGGTGCCAATAATATTCACATTATTTTTCCGTAACCAACAGTCGGCAAAGCGTCCGTTCCCCCCGCCACCTGTGCGTAGGTAATTCCCTGTTGCAACAATATGATACCATCCATTTGAGAGTACTGAGACACGAGAATTGGCGAGAGCATGGGCTGCACCAATCAAGAGGTCATTGGAATTGAATGTGACGATATACGCAGAAGTATTGGTGGGCACCTGATCGATGGTGCTAGACACTTGTGCTGTTGAGAGGGCGAACAACGAGGCACCGTTTGCTAAGATGACCACGGCGCCATTGGCATGTTTACAATAGAGGAGTTGGTCGCCAGCGTTGAGTGCAAGCTCCCCGTTCGCTAACACGACTGGTGTATTTCCAGGATTTGTAGAGTGTTTGACTTTAACGATCATGAAAAATTAGAATGTACCGCCATCAATGTCGGTGACCGCGAAGGTGATTCTATCATTCGCTTGATCAGTCGTAATGTTGATACTTTCTCCCGCAACCAAGGTTAGAGTGTCCGTATTAGAATCAGCCACAACATTGTTCTGGCCCGCGACATTGAAGATTGAGAATGTGTTTTGTTGCGACCCACTGGCAGCAATAGTGATAATAGAATTCTGGGCATCTGTGTTGATAATAATACCAACCCCAGCTTGCAATGTCAGGGTATCATTATTGGAATCCGCTGTAATATTAGACTGTCCTGCTACGTTGATGGTCGAAAAGGAGAGATTTGCGGCTGCGTTGGCTTTGTCGAATGCTCCATTGGCACGGAGCCGCGCATAATCATCGACCCCAAGCTGTGCGCCATTGGCAAGCTGAAGGATGGAACCGTTCGCATGTTTGTAATAGAGAATTTGATCGGCAAAATTGATTGCCAACTCACCATTTGCCAAGGTGACAGGAGCGTTGCCTGTATTGCCTGAATTTTTGATCTGAATTTGCATTAGAAGGTTCCTCCGTTTACGGACGTGATGGTTGCGTTGGCACCTGAGAATATAGTGCCGCCTTGTGTTACGCCGTCTGAAATTCTGAGGATACCGTCAAAGGGATCATAGAACAACTCACCATAGCTTCCAATGAAGCTGAGGGCGCTTGAACCGCCTAACTTTTCCACATATGGTCGGTAAATGACATTTGACATGATTTCCTCAAAGTATAATACTATTTATGGTTAATGTGAGCCCACTCCCACCCCCCACTAATACTATACAATCAATGAGTTATAGGACTTGACAACGTGCCTAGACTCTGTTATACTTATAACATGATGAGAACACACATAGTGAATATGGTTTTCGGTTCCCACCTCTACGGCACGTCAAGCCCTTTGTCCGATAAGGACTACAAGGGCGTCTTTGTGCCTACCACCGACGAAATGCTATTGGGAAGATTCCCTAAGTCTATCAATGAGTCCACGAAACTAAACTCAGGCGAAAAGAACACCGCCGCTGACACAGATAAGGAAACGTATTCCCTTCACTACTTCTTGGAATTGGCCAGGAAGGGTGAGACTGTGGCACTTGATATGCTTCATGCTCCAAAATCAGCGTGGGTGTCGCATAGCTGGCATTGGGAATATCTTGTTGCCAACAGACAAAAATTCTACACCAAAAACCTTTCATCCTTGGTTGGTTATGCGCGGAAGCAATCGGCAAAGTATGGGGTGAAGGGAAGTAGACTTGCGGAAGCTAAGACTGTGTTGTCGCTTCTTGAAGCTACATTCTCAGGGGTCAAGGTGTCTGATATTGTGACACTTCTTCCTGTGGGTGAGCATTGTGGTATGATGACTGGGAATGGGGTCACGTTCTATCAAGTGTGTGGAAAGAAATTGACTCTCAATGCCCTTGCTTCTCACTATGTCCCTATGATGGAAAAGTTTGTCAAGGAATATGGGGATCGGGCGAAGCAAGCAGAGGCGAACATGGGTGTGGACTGGAAAGCTGTGAGCCATGCTTTTCGTGCCGCCTATCAAGTTCGTGCGATCTTGCGAGATGGGGATTTCACCTATCCATTATCTGAGACTGAGTTTATTCGTGCGGTGAAGTCGGGTACGCTGAACTTCAAGACTGAAGTGGGACCTAAGCTTGATGAACTGATGGATGAAGTTGAAAAACTATCCTCAGAATCAACTCTTCCCGAAGAAGTGAGTGGTGAGTTTGTTGATGCGGTGCTGTTGCACCTTGTAAAGAATACGGAGTTATAAAATGAGAGAGAAGAAATTTCCTACGTTGTATGGTTTGTCCTCAAGTGGCGTGGTCAAGTCTTGGAAGATTTGGGTCGCCGAATTTCCTCTGGATACGGCGATTTTTGTCGAACATGGTCAGTTGGATGGCAAGAAACAATTGTCGCCTGAGAAGATCCGTGAGGGAAAGAACCTCGGCAAGGCGAATGAAACCTCGCACTTCGAACAGGCTTGCCTTGAGGCAGAATCGAAGTGGAAGAAGAAGCATGACGCAAACTACACCGAGAATAAGCCAGAAACTCAGGAAGCCGCAGCGTCTTCTCCAAAGCTGTTGCCGATGTTGGCGCAGAAGTACAAGGAACGCAAGCATAAGATTGTCTGGCCTGCGTTTGGGCAACCTAAGCTGAACGGTGTTCGCTGTCTCGTGGAACGGAAGAATGGGAAGATCACTTACTGGTCAAGGAAAGCCAAGCAGTATAAGAATTTCAATCTGTTCATGGATCAAGAATTCCTGAGTTTCATGAAGGATGGTGATATCCTTGACGGTGAGATGTACAATCACGGAGATATCACATTCCAAGAATTGATGTCACTGATCAAGGATGAAAAGACTCCTGATATCGAAAAACTGAAGCGCTATGTGTCTTTTAATTGCTATGATTGTCCTAGTGTGCCGGGTGGGTTCAACACACGTTTCATGAACTGGCCAGCCCCGCTCAACCTACAGTATTTCGCAAAGGTGGTGTCCTACAAGTTGAATGATGAACTTGAGATGCTGGCCCTTCACAAGAGAGTGACCGAGCAAAATTATGAAGGCACAATGGTGCGGTCAGGTGGAGATGAAGCATACAATTTCCAGTATCGTGACAATCAATTGCAGAAGTACAAGGATTTCTTAGATGATGAATTCAAGATCGTGGGCTGCAAAGAAGGCACAGGGAAGGATGAAGGTAAGGCGATTTTCCGCTGCATAATTAAGAGTGGAAAGGAATTCGATGTTCGTTGTAAGGGTGCCGATGAAGTCAGAATCGAGCAATGGCAGAATCGGAAGTCCTACATGGGTAAGGAATTGACGGTTCGCTATCAGACTCTCAGCGATGATGGAATTCCAATTTTCCCCGTTGGTATCACTGTGCGAGACTATGAATAGGAGCTATGATATGCAAGAGTCAATTTCTGATTTGGATTTAAAGCTTGAATGGAGTCGAACTGGGGAAGATCTGAGGGTCACCAATAAGGGTAAGGTTCTTTATAGTAGTGTGAGTGGTCTGGTGTCCCCCTCTCTTTCACCGAGACAAGTCAGGTGGATTACAGAGGACTATGAGAGGAAGAGAAAACAATATGCTTACTAAAAGTTACTTCCCCATTCCCTTTGACCGATGGTATACCGAGAATCTGCCTGATATTCGTCGTGAGTTTAGCAAAGATGGTCTGGATAAATTGAGGAATAGTCCAGAAAAGTTTGCTGCCTTGTTATACACTCTCAGGGTGGAGCACGATCAGAAGCGATGGACCAATTACTTGCAGTTTGTTGAGGATAATTATGTCGTATAACATCTTACAGTCGGGGCATACTCCAATCAAGGTCTGGGCGCCCCTTCACGAAGTCGAGTCGGGAGCTATCTCTCAGTTACACAACGCCGCTTCGTTGCCATTCATCTTCAAGCACGGTATGGCAGTTATGCCCGACGTGCACCAGGGCTACGGTGTCACTGTAGGTTCCGTTATGCCTACGGTCAAGTCTATTGTGCCTGGTGGTGTGGGGGTCGACATTGGCTGTGGAATGGGTGCTAAGAGGATGCCGTTCAAGTCAAATCGTTTGCCTGATAACTTGCGGGGTTTGTACGATGCAATCTGCAAGGCCGTGCCTGTGGGTCAAGGTATGCATTCCTATGACTCAGCCGTAAGACATGATCTAACCATTGATGAAGGCTACAAGACCCTTCCTGAAGCCTTACAAGACGATCCTGGACGTGTCTGGAAGCAGGTAGGAACGCTCGGTGGTGGAAACCACTTCATCGAAATTTGTCTCGATACCGAAGACAATGTGTGGGTGATGTTACATTCTGGTTCGCGCGGTATCGGAAACAGGATTGGTAACTACTACATCGACGAAGCCAAGAAGATCATGGACATTCAGGAAATCAAGTTGCGGGACCCCGATCTTGCTTACTTGACTGAAGGGACCACGATATTTGATGACTACTGGCGCGACTTGCAGTGGGCCCAGCACTATGCACTCAAGAACCGCGAAGTGATGATGTCATTAGTCATGTCCTGTATCTCTGAAGTGATTTTCGGTGACAAGCGAACTGTGGTGTCTCCTACGTTCTCAGTGAACTGTCACCACAACTATGCAGAGCGCGAAGATCACTTTGGTGAAAACATCATTGTGACCCGTAAGGGAGCGGTGCGAGCACGAGTGGGTGACTATGGTATCATCCCTGGGTCGATGGGTACCCGCTCATATATCGTAGAAGGATTGGGAAACGTGGATTCCTATTGTTCGTGTTCACATGGCGCAGGTCGTGTGTTGTCACGAGGAAAGGCAAAGAAGAAGTTTACCTTAGCGGACATCGAATCACAGACCGCGGGTATCATGTGTCGAAAGGATGAAGGTATCCTTGACGAATTGCCAGGCGCCTATAAGCCCATCGACCAGGTGATGGAGCACCAAAAGGACTTGGTAAAGGTGTTTGCTACACTCAAGCAAGTCTTGTGTGTGAAGGGATGATCAATCCACGAACAGTTGCAGAGGAAGTTACCAGGGGCCATTTCTACTCGATGACTCCTGGTACTCCTGCCCCCTTGCCCATGAGGTGCCAGAGGGCATCTGTAATTGTGAATTGTAAGAGGTGATAGAGAGGTCCCGCAAGGTGCTTGAGCGAATCTATAAGGCTGGGTTGTGTTGTGAACCCATAAAGGAACATCATGGAACCGTTTAGTGAAGGCATACTTGAAGGCATACTGATAGGATTGATAGTGGGCATGATAACTATCATGCTCATATGGAATTGATAGTGGGCATGATAACTATCATGCTCATATGGAACAGATAGTCATGTGGCATATTGTAGTCATAAGGATGATGAAGTGATCCACCGATCTGATATTTGTGCTTGCTTTTTCTGTGTGTCTGTGTTATGCTGTTGCTAAATAGCAGTATCACTGGAAAGGGTACGATGAAAATCAAACGACAAACTACAGATTCGCGAGTCAAAGCACTTCTCTCCAAAGATGAGCCTACCTACGGGTTCATGGAATTGTCAGGGACAGAATTGACCCTGGCACTCAATTGGTATTCTCAGAACAAAGAGAAGGAAACTGCATTCAAGTATATGGCAGAGTACTGTAAGGCTAAGGGAATTTCTGCCAAGACAGAACAGATCGAACAAACAGTCAGTACAGTTGGATTTGTGTGTAGGATGATCACCCGCGGTGCAATACTTGATAGCAAATCCCTCAAATGGCTTGCTGAACATCTGAAGGCCATGACCCTCATTCCTGTCGAGTATAATGCTCCAGTCGCGGTAGCCCCAGTCAAGGTCGTCTCCATTCAGGATCGTATCAAGGCAAAATCCAGTGAAAGCATCGGTCTCCTGGAAGGATTGGTTGACGAGTTTATCCTGTCAGATTTCAAAAAGATCCCCAATATTCTGCAACGCATGAGAGACAGTGAAGTGAAGGCATCTCATGGCCCCCATATTGTCAACTTCTTCAAGAAGTATCGTGACGAGATCAGACTAGCACTCGCGAAGACTGACAGCCAGATTTCAGAAGGCTATAGCAATTATAGCACTCATGAATTGAGGAAGATGGATAGTCTCTACGACCAGATCATCTCAGATACACTCTCCATCATGGGCGAAGCGAATGTCGAAAAGTCACCCCGAAAAAAGAAAATCAAGTCTCCTGAAAAGCAAGTCCATTCCCTGAAGTATTGTGTGGAAGATACCGCACTCAAGATCAAGTCCATTCCCCCCACTCGCATGATTGGTGCAGAGGGTGTCTGGGTCTACAATCGAAAGAACAGAATGCTGTCATGTTATATGGCCGACGATGCATCGGGGTTGGGAGTAAAAGGTTGTGCGTTTCAGAATACCTCCAAGACAAAATGCCAATCAAAGAAGCTTCGCAAGCCCGAAGAGACGCTAGCTAAGGTGATGACTGGTGGGAAGGTTGCACTGAAGAATTTGTTTGAAAGCCTTTCAACCAAGGATGCCAAGCCAACAGGACGAACCAACAAAGAAACCCTATTGCTACGAGTAATCGTATAGAATCAAATTGAAAGTGACTATATTATGATCATTGTGGACTTTTCACAGATATCTTACGCTTGCATCCTCGATCACCTCGCTTCTACCAAGACAGTGAGCCCAGACATCAAACTGGTGCGATACATCATTTTGAATTCTCTCAGGTCACATGTCAAGAGATTCAAAGCTGAGTATGGCGAAGTGGTCATTGCGTTTGATGATAAGTCCTATTGGCGAACAGACTACTTCCCCCACTATAAAGCCAACCGCAAAAAGAGCCGAGCGAAATCCCCCTTCGATTGGAATTCAATCTTCCTCTGTATGGATGCATTGAAGAAAGAACTTCGCGAAAATCTCATGTACAAAATCATTCAGGTTGACAAATGTGAGGCGGACGATATCATTGGACTCTTGACACAGGTGAATGCCCCTAGTCAGAAGATTATGATTGTGTCGGGGGACAAGGACTTCAATCAACTCCAAACCAACTCCAATGTGCGCCAATATTCCCCATTGCTCAAGAAACAGATCATTGAGCAGTTTCCTCAAGCCTCACTTCGTCAATTGATTATCCGCGGTGACACGAGTGATGGGGTACCCAACATCCTCTCACCGGATGATGTCTTCGTGAGTGGGGGCCGACAGAGGCCCATCATGGAGAAGAAGATTATTACATGGATAAATACACCTGTTGAGATGTTTTGCACAAACGAAGAAATGCTCAGGAACTTCAGACGCAACGAGAAGTTGATTGATTTGAGGCAGATTCCTGCCGATATCAATACCAAGATTGCAGAGGCTTACGAGGGTGCCACCGCACATAGTCGTGGACATTTCTTGAAGTACCTCATTACCTCTGGATTGCGTGAACTGACATCTTCGGTATCGGATTTCTAACCAATGAGGTGACTATGAATTACTCAAGTGTTTTGTTCAATGAGATTTTCGCTGAATTTGATCTATGTAAGAATCGCGAAACCCGCCTGGCCGTCCTGCAAAAGTACGGGCGGAATATCTGGTTCAAGGAATTCTTGAACTACGCATTCAATCCAAAGATCCAATTCGACATCTCTCAAATTCCTAACTACAAGCCAGCCGTCGAGCCAGCAGGGGTCTGCTATTCAAACCTCAGCAATGAGATGCGTAGGTTATATATCTTCATCGTCGGACACCCAAAGCGTACTGTCAAATTGCCAGCAGTGAAGGAAGCACGAATCCTCAATGCCTTACTCGGCGCAATCCACAAGGAAGAAGCCGAATTATTGGTCAAGTGTTTCAAGAAGGACCTGGAAATTCGCTACCTCACCGCACGACTCGTGAAAGAAGCTTTCCCTGGTCTTCCATTTGAATTGCCAGAACAGGTGGTTCAAAAGGATGAAGAAGTGAAGACGATCAAAAAGGATGAAGAAGTGAAGACGATCAAGAAGGATGAAGAAGTGAAGACGATCAAGATCAAAATCAAAACAACGGGCGCAACCGTAAAGGTGTAACTATGGACACAGTTGAAGTGAAATTGTTAGTTGCTGATGATGGTACGCTGATCCTCAAGTACCCAAAGACTGAACCTCTTTGGAATATGGAAGGATACTATTTCCTTTCGTCGATGCCTGGATTCAATGGAGCTATGGCGAAGTTGAGTGATGAGCAGGTGGCAGAATACGGACTCGATTCAAAATGAAATCCTTTGCTGTAATCACCCCAACAATCGGCTCATTTCATCTGAGGCAGAATATCCTCTCGCTTCGTGGTCAAAACTGTACACACTATATTGTGGTGGATGGGAAGGAATACTTAGCAGAGGTAAATAAGATTCTCCTGGGTGTCGGTCTAACAGAGCAGGAGAAGATTATCTCCTTGGAACACAACATCGGTAAGGGGTGGTATGGACATCGGGTCTATGCGGCAGCATCGTTTCTGGTGAATGAAGATGTGCTATGTTACCTTGATGAAGATAACTATGTACAACCCAATTTTATCAATGGGTTCCAAGAGGTCTTCGAAGATCCTAAATATGCATGGGCATACACGCTCAGGAACATCATCGGACCAAAGGGGCAGTATATTGGCCAGGATAATTGTGAAAGTTTAGGACACTGGCCAGTCTCATTTAGTGCTGACAGGAGAGAGCATATCGACACGGGTTGCTTTGCTGTGCCGCGGGATCTTGCTGTAAGGGTAGGTCATGCTTGGTACGCACAATGGGGTGCAGATCGACAATTCTTTGCCGCACTGAAAGCAGTCGCACCAGAATTTGGATGCACCACACAGCACACACTGAATTATAGAATGGGCAGTGAGACAAATCGTGCAACGGTAGATATGTTTATAGATGGGAACAAACTCTCCGAACAAGCTTATGTAAGCGAAAGGTATTACCCTTGGCACGAACAAAGAAGCCCGAAAAAGCAACTCCCGACCCAGTGGACGTATCAAACCACACAGGCGAGACAACCATAATTCTACAAGAGCCCATGGCTGATGCAGATGTGGTTGGCCAAGGATTGTTGGGCCATCACACACATTTTCTTACAGGAGAAATCAGCTACGAGAATACCAACAGAGCGATTCAGTGGATTGTGTTTGAACACACGGCCGCAGATAGGCCTGATCATCTCACGATCTATATCAATTCGGGAGGAGGTGACTTGTACAACGCATTCGCCCTTGCAGACATCATGAAGTTGTCGAAGATCCCTGTGTACACAGTAGGCATCGGAAACATCATGTCAGCCGCCGCGTTGATTTTTGCTTGTGGTGCCCCAGGACGTAGATATATCGCTAAGCACACAGGTATTATGATGCATGAATTTTCTTCTGACATGGAAGGAAAAGAGCACGAACTCAAAGCAGGAATGGTCGAACTGGGTTATTGCAGGGCCCGTGTCAACGATTTGTTGACCTCGCATTGTGGTATCACTGAGAAGAAGATCAAGCAGAAGTTGTTACAACCTTCCGACGTGTGGCTAACTGCGGAGGAGGCAATCAAGTACAGACTAGCCGATCAAATACTCACCCAAATCCTTTAGGAGGATACAATGTTTCAGTCGAGACAGATAGAGAAGCCCACGACCAAGACGAAATTCCGCAAGCAGCCAGAAGAAGAGATTACTGCCAAGCAGAGAAAAAAGCAGCAACAAAAGCAGATGTCACAGAAACGCAGCTTTGATATGTGGGAGGATGAAAATGAGTAGCGATGAAGCTTTCGAAGCAATGATTCGTAATGCCAAGGACGAGCTGAAAGATGCAGAGTCTGGCGTGAAGCATAAGCGGGAGTGGTTGCGGGGCTTGGAAGATGAATACGCCCAGTCCAAGCGTCGAAAAGTCTCTGAAGAACACAAGGACACCCGGACCCTTCTCAATGACTAATCCAGGAGTGTTGGTTGTGGATTGCAGGGGGCTTGAATGCCCCATGCCCATCCTACAAGTTCGCCTTGCCTTGAATGTCTCCAAGAAGGATGACATTCTAATCGTGTATGCTGATGACTCCACTTTTGAGAGTGAATTTGCCCGATTCTGCTACCTCGCGGACATCAAACTCCTCAATAAACACCACCGTGATACCTTCCAAGAGTATGAAGTTCAAGTTATCAAATAAATCAACAACTTACACACCAAAATAGTCCTTGCTTTTTCCTGTGGGTATGATATACTCATAGTATGGTTGTTTATACCCAATACGCATTTGACGTTGTTGTACCGAAAAATAGTCCTTGCTTTTTCCTGTGGGTATGATATACTCATAGAGTGGTTAACATCACGGAGGACCAATGGTAAAGAAGATTAGGAAGGCATCCAAGAAAGCTCAACATCCTGAGAAGGATACTGAGTTGCCCGAAGAAATCACCTTAGTTGAGGAGGGCGACGAATTAGATTCTTTGTATAGCTTGTTCGGTGTGGGAGAGGATACTGATATCGGGGCAGTGATGGACGGCAGAGTAGAATCTGAAGAGTGGTAAAGTAAACAATTTGGAGAACATAATGACACAAACACAGCAAGGAACACGAGCGGTATTTTCGTCATGGCTGTCTACAAAAAAGAGCATGACATACACAAAATATTGTGGTTTACCAACAGACAAGAAGCTGGCAATTCAGAAGGAATATTCCGGCCGAGGAAGGGAGTCAAACCGTGAGCCTGGACAAAGCAATTCGACACAAGAAGGAACAGCGGGAGCCGTATCGAAAGTCTAAGTCATTCGATAGTAGTTGCCGCAATCATGGGCGTTGCTCATGGTGCGTAAGTAACAGAACGGTTCACGACCAAAAGGCCGAATCATCTGCCAATGAAAGAGGAGAATTAGATTATGTCGATGAATAAGGAAATGCTTGCACCCAAGGAATTGACCTCCAAGGAACTCCAGGTGTTGGTCGATGAATATGTTGCCAACGGTGGCGTCATTACTCAGTGTGACCCGGGCGTGGCCCTCAATTTCAGGACTCCCGAAATCCCCAAGGTGAGCCGACCGAAGCATCTCAGGAAACCTGTGAAGAAGACCAAAAAGCCTGTCAAGAAGACGAAAGCGAAGCGATAATAAAAGACTTGACAAGCTTGACAAGTCAGTCAGAATTGTGTTATAATTCATCATGGAGAATATTATGGTACGTGGTAAGAATAAGAAATCGGGACAGCCAGAAAAACTTTTGCTTGTGTTGTTGGATGGGCGGGAAGTTCCCGTTGGGGAAATCGAAGCCCTTCTCGGTTCACAAGTTGTGCTTGCTCGCCTCTCTACCTACTTTTGGGAACTCCGAAAGAAGTTTGGTGCCCAGATCAAGACTAACAGGGTAGGTCGTAAGATCGTGTCCCATCAGCTTATCAATGTCGATGAAATGACCACCTACGCAAGGGAACGCAAACTCATTGCTCCGTTGCCTGTCGTGCTGACCGCCGATGATCTCATGGTTGCCGCAGGGTAAATATGGGACTGAGAATTGTCGCCCTCAGCGATACTCACGGGTATCATACTAGGCTCAAGGTTCCCGATGGAGATGTATTGATCCATGCGGGTGACTTTTCAATGCGAGCACAGCGAAGCCATGTCAGGGAGTTTGCTCATTGGTTCAAACAGCAACCCCACAAGCACAAAATCATTGTGCCGGGCAACCATGATGTGGCGTGTGACGGGCATCGTCTTTGGGCAGCAGAGGAATTCAATCCAGTCCAATACTTGGATCATGAGTCCTGTCTGATAGAAGGCTACACGGTGTTTGGTTCGCCATACACTTCTTCAATACAAGAGCCTTCGTATTGGTCCTTTGATTATCCTCGCTATGGGGCCCAGGCAAAGCATTTGTGGGGAACGGTGCCTGATCATGTGGATATCCTCGTGACGCACGGCCCCCCACACAAAATCATGGATCGTGTGCCATGCGCTGCCCCTGGGGAAGATCCGAATGTAGGTGACCCCTATCTCATGAGTCGAATCGAACAGATTCTTCCGCGTGTTCATATTTTTGGACACATTCACGAGGGGTATGGTTCCTTCTCAACCCCGGGGTTGACAACAAAGTTCTACAATGTCTGTGTCTGTGATGGTTACTACACGCCATCTAATCCTATCACTGTTATTGATCTATAAGGGGGTCCTATGCCATTCTATGTTGTTGAGAATACTGAAACCAAGGTCGTGAGTGATCTTCCACAGATGTCTTTTGTGGAATTACAGAAGTTCCTCACCGACAATCCAACCTATTCGCACGTTATTACACCGCCCGCGTTCGTCAAGGTGAACTAATGCGCTACGACATGAAGAACAAAGAGACAGGGGAAATTACTGAGTCGGCAATGCCTTACGCTGATCTTGAAGGATTCTTGGTGAGCCACCCAGAACTTGAAGTGGTGTTTTTGTCCATGAACATCGGCGACCCTGTGATCTTGGGTGTCCAGCGGCCGCCGGCGGATTTCACGAACCATGTACTCGCTCCAATCGAACGTCGTTACAATAGCGGCAAACAGCGCGAGACTCGATTCGGTCGCAAGGCCCAGCAACTATAATGGAATTCAAGCACACTACCATCGCCGGGTTAGCCTATCAGTTACCTGCAAAGACCAGTATGACTGGGCGATGGTACACCACACCCGAGGGTAAAAGCTATCCCTCTGCTTCATCCGTTGCTGGTCTTCTAAACCGTGATGCGATTGCAAAGTGGAGAGCTAAGGTGGGTGCTGAGGAAGCTGACAGGAAGACGAAGAAGGGTGCCGACCGCGGTACCTATATCCACCTTCTCTGTGAGCAATACCTCCTCAATACCATGACACTACAGACCCGCCTGGGTATGATGCCATTCATGAAGGAATTATTCCTCCAATTGAAGAAAGAATTCGACAAGCATATCACCGAAATTTACTGCATTGAACAGGCCCTCTACTCAGATCGTTTGTGCATAGCAGGTCGGTGTGACGCTATCGTGATGTGGGATGAAATTCCTGTGGTCCTCGATATTAAGACCGCGGGGTATATCAAGCCCGAGGCGTGGATTCTCAACTACTTTGTTCAAACCACTGCCTATGCGGAGATGTTCGAAGAACGCACAGGAATTCAGATCAACCACGTTCTACTCGCCACGGCTGTTGAAGGTGAGATGTTTCCCACAATCACCCTGAAGAAGAAGGATGCCTATCTGCCCGTCCTGGATGATTGTATTGCGCGGTACTACTTGGAGCAAGACACAAAATGAAGAAATTTATGATTTTGCCATTCCTCTTCGCCCTACTACTTCCCCTCTTTCCTCTCTTGGAGATTGCAGAAGAGTTTGCCGAGTTGGTTGACCTTTCTCGTTCTGAGTATGTGATTCGTGACTTCAAGGTCGAACACACACTCCGTGAAGAGAGGTGTTTGACTGAAGCCATCTACTACGAGGCTGGAAACCAATCAGAAATCGGCAAAGAAGCGGTAGCCCTGGTGATTATGAATCGTGTGGTCCAATCCAACAGACCCAACACAGTCTGTGGAGTGATTACCCAAGCACGCACTGTCAATGATCGCAAGATTTGCCAATTCTCATTCTGGTGTGAGACGAAGTATAAGCCCAACAAAGTTCGTTGGGAAGAATCGAGAAATATCGCTCGTAGGTCATTGACAAATTACTGGAAACGTGATATCATATCACAATACGAAACGGCGACTTACTTTCACGCTGACTATGTAAAGCCAAAGTGGCACAAGCACAAGGAATACCTTGGCAAGATCGATAACCATTTATTCTATGGAGACAAACATTGAGGACCGATCCTGAAAGCGTGACATACATGGTGGTGATCGCCGTCGGCGATATCGCCCTGGCTGTAACCTTCGTATTGTTAGTGTTGACCAAGACTGTGACGTTCGGCATTTCAATCTTCAACCTTATAATGGGAGAATAATCATGGCAGAAAAAACAAATCCAGTTGCAAACTTGACAGAAGAACAGCGCACCATTCTGATGAAGACCTTCAAGGACTTCTCAGACAGCCATTTCCGCTCTGAGGCGGAGAGTGAATTTGTTCGTGAGTTGATCAAGAAGACCGCTGAGGACTTGACTATTCCCAAGAAGTTGATCGGCGTCATGGCGATGGTCTATCACAAGCAGAACTTCGATGAAGTGGTCGAAGAACATAAGCAGTTCGAACTGCTTTACAAGACCGTGGTCAAATAATGCCCACCAAAGATGAAATACGAAACTTCTCACTGATGTTGCGGGAATATGCTGAACGCAACAAACTGGGGTTGTGGGATGCCCTAAACCTTTATTGTGAGACATTCAATGTGGAGTCTGAAGTTGCTGCAAGTCAACTATCACGTGATATCCTCGCAGACCTCACAATAGAGGTTAGTGATTTGAACCTTCTCAAAGAACGAGGCAAGAAATCGGGTCGTTTAGAATTCTAATATGCGATATACAGGTCCCATGACGGGCTATGAAACATGTGTGATGTACATGGCCCTCAAACATCATTTTGATCCCTCCTCCTCATACGATTTTTTCAAGTATGAGGGGAGGCTCCGCTGGCTTACCCCTCAGAAGTACGAACTGCGCCCCGACAAGTGGTTTTGTCATGGTCTCTCGAAATTATATCCCGATAACGCAACTTGCTTATTCTTTCTCGCCTCAAACTTCTTTGAGGGGAACACCACCTGGGTTCGCGACCTTCTAAGTGAGGAGTCAAAGATAATTTTCCAAGACAAACTCAAGATCAAAGAATCACTTGAGTACGAAGTAACCCAGGATCTCAACATTGCTCTTGCTGGTCCTGACGGTACCCTTACGACCCAGGCACTCAAGGATGCTCTACGAGTGGTCAAGGGTCGGCATCCCACCTTGCTCACCGGAGCACTTCAGGGATCGATCCGCAAAGAAACACTCATCGTCCTCAATTCCTTGATAGGATTCCTACCGGTTTGGGAAAAGAAAATCTCCGACACAATCCTCTTTCCACCCTTCAAACACAAGTGTGTGTCCTATGAACCTTTCCTCTGTATCGACAAAAAGAAATTTCAACAATCCTTCAGAATGAGATTGACAAATACCTAAATATATGTTACAATGAATCCGTTATCCTGGATTTATTGATACACTAACGAATCCGTTATCCTGGATTCAATCTTTACACACTATCAACAGGAGGTTTAGTTTATGCCCACACCTACAAGTTTTTCCGCCCTCAAGAGGTCACGCGGCTCGGTCGCGCAGTTGACCCAAGCCATTCAGGCATCAACCCAAGCCAAGAAAGAAGATGAGCGTTTTTGGGAATTGTCGGTCGACAAGGCTGGCAATGGACATGCCGTTCTTCGTTTTCTTCCCGCTCCACCACAGGATGGAGAGGATGGCCTTCCGTGGATTCGTACTTACTCACATGGATTCAAGGGACCAGGCGGCTGGCTGATCGATTTGTGTTTGACCACTATCGATCAAAAGTGCCCAGTTTGTGAAGCCAACAGTCTGTTGTGGAACACTGGCATCGAAGCGAACAAGACCGTGGCCCGTGACCGCAAGCGTAAGTTGTCGTACACAGCGAACGTGTTGATTGTGGCAGATCCTTCCGCACCAGAGAACGAAGGTAAGGTGAAGCTGTTCAGGTTTGGTAAGAAGATTTTCGATAAGGTATTTGAGAAGATGCATCCAGACCCAGCGTTTGGAGAAACAGCAATCAACCCATTCGATTTGTGGGAAGGTGCAAACTTCAAGCTGAGAGCCCGTAAGGTTGCCGACTATCGCAACTACGATTCCAGCGAGTTTGCTGCACCAAGTCCAGTGAGTGGTGACGATGCGAAGTTGGAAGAGATTTGGAAGTCTGAATCCTCTTTGGCAGAGTTTACTGCACCAAAGAACTTCAAGTCCCACGAACAGACCAAGAACCGTCTTGGAAAGGTGTTGGGAACAAGTGTCTTGGCAGCAACCGCAGATCAAGCACCAGCACAGAACTTCGAAGATCCCGACAATGGGGTCAAAACGGTAGACGTGGGTGGAAGTGATGAAGAACCTGAAGATATGCAGTTCTTCGCAAAGTTGGCCGAAGACAACTAAATATCGGTTTGCAGTGTAGTTTGGGGTGCCATGAAGGTTTATAAACCTCTGTGGCACCCTTTTTTATGTCCTAGAACCTCCTAAAACGGCCCAGGAGGGCTTATTCTTGGCTGGATGACTCAGGATAGAGGGAACAGCTATTAGGAAGAGGAAAAGCCTCTATCTAAAGAGCGGAGATAGCTGGTTTCCCCACTTCTAGGATCAGGCATACTTTGTTGCAGGTTCGTGATGTTGGAATGACTGTTTTTGACATTGTTGATGACCATCCCACCACTTCCGCCTGTTCCTACCATTTGATTAGACATTGCAGCAGCCCTCTGGAAGTCTGAAGCCTGGGCAAGACTCAATCCTGTCTGAGGATCAACAGGCGCCAATTCAGTAGGACTCATGAGAGACCCCACCGTTGGGGGTGTAGAACTACTCACCGCCGTTGGAGGCGTTGACGTAGATAATGTCATTCCGAGAGTCTTGGTAGCCTCTCTGACCATACTTGGTACTCTCTTAGCCGCAAGCTCTGGATCATCGGTTCTTGGAGTAAGTGGGTTACCTTGTTTATCCTTGAAGACTTCTCCATAGGACTTGGAAACTAACTGTGTGACTGCACCTATGGTTGCCCTCTCTTGAGGTGTTCCGACAGGGGCAGTTCGTCCCAAGAGTGACGCACTCGCCGCGGCATCGTACTGGCCACTCTTCAATCCTTCGGCCGCACTACTTTTCGCTTCAGTAGGAATCTTGCTCGCAAAGCTTTGTGCAAACTTGGCAATGGCAGAGGAATTCTCATTGGGTGTCGCCACCTTCTCATCATTCAACGACTGGAGCTTTCGCTGTGCGCGTTCGGCATCGGGCCCCTCTCCCTTTGCGGTCTCTGATAACTTCATCATTCGTTCTTCAGGAGTCGCCGCTTTCTTTCCAGCTTTCCCGAAACTAATGGTATAGAGCAGGTCTTGCACATACTCAACGATGGTATCAAACATATCTTTGACCACATCAAGGAACTGGGTTGCCTTGTTGGATATCCAACTACCAGCATCACTGAAGGCTCGCTTGACACCCTCCCACATCCCAACCGCAGACTCTTTGAGTAACGTGAACGACAGCTTGAGTTTATCCCATTGCTCTATGAGCATACCAGCGGCGACTCCCAATAAGGCAAACGCGCCGACCAGGCCTAGTTTGAAGTTACCTATGAGGTCTTTGATAAAGTCGAATGCTGTGTTGGATACTTCCTTGACCTTCTCTTTTACTCCTCCAAGACGGCTAGGCTTTCTGCTTGCACCAGCTAGAGCGCCAGCATCCCTTTCGGCGTCTATTTGTTGCTGTGAGAGTTTCGCAGATAGCCTTTGGATGGTTTCAATGTTCGTGAGACGTGCGAGCATTTGTGAGAGGGTGCTCGCCATCTTCGTGAGGATGGGGGCACTGTCTCCGCCACGACCACTACTGCGCTCCATTGATGGACTCCCCATACCTCTACCAAAGAACGGCGTAGGCAAATCCATTCCAGGTGCGAGGTCAGCAAACGAACGAACCGATTTCTCAGAGCGTCCCATGACTTTACCCGCTAGGGCTGTCAACAATCTGGAACCCCCAGTGACTTTCTTGACGATGTTGAGAGGATCGAACTTGTGTTTCAGTTGTGCGACCTTGAGCCCCATTGCGGCTTTTGCAGCACCACCAATTCCACCACCGCCGGCGAGGTGCTCGGCTGCAACATCACCCATAGTTGCACCCTGCTCCATCTGAGTCCTGCGGAGTTGACCTTGCATCGCCTTTAGAGTTTCTTTATTTGCCTTTGCAAGTTCCTTTAGTGTCTCTTTTCCCAGTTCTACCTTTGGGCCTCGTGCAGTAGGTCTATGGTCATGGGAAATTTGCGCCCGGGCAACCTTCGCCACAGGTTTCTGAGCCTCGACAAGCTTGTCAAGACTTTCGTGCATTTCCTTGAATTGATCCTTTAAATCCTTGAACTCCTCGTTGTGTTTATCTTCAGCCATGTTTTGTCCTTGCTCGTGAAGCGTTTGCTGCGTTGAGTGCCTTGATTCGTTCGTTCTCTCGTTCGACTCGTTGCTGGACCAGGGTCAAGTAAATCAACTTCTCCCAGGGTATCATGTCTTCAAGTTCTGAGATAGAAAATTTATGATCCTGAACCAAAGCGAAAGTAGTTGTATAATAGTTCGCTAGATTATCATGGCTCAGGATTAGACGAAAAAATTCTCAAGTCCCTTTATCATGATCTCTTCTTGGTATGCACACTTTGGACAGTTGAACTGGATAGGATGCTGGATCTTCGGCATTGTATCAAAGAACACATCCATTTTTTCCACTTGCTGTTTCGTCATATCATCCACAAACTCTTGAACGTCAGATGGTGTCACGTCCTTGGTGTAGGTCACATTGTCGGCATCGTGGATCGATTCAATACAATCGATCAGGAATGCAAACGCTTCATCCGCTGGAAGATCCTTCCTGGAAATGGTACGGAAGGACTTGAATGTAGGATAACGGAACGTAAGACCCACGTCACCAGTCAATTGCACAACTTTCGAGTGACCCGGCGCAAAGCCTGGCTTGATATCCAACAGATTGACCTCGTAGCTCGATACTGCACCGCATATTACAGATACTCCATTAGCATCCGTGACATTCTGGTTGCAACGATAGTCCAGCTTGACTACTTCGCCGATACTGCGGGCCCTGAGATTCAGGAATAAAAATTCAACATCAAACAAGGGAAGCTTGTCGATATCTATTCCTGAGATAACCCCAACACAGTTATCTAGGACCATCTTTGCTGAATTCAGGATGGTCGCAGTTTCATCCGACTGCATCGCGGTGATTAGCATCTTCTCTTCTTTCACGAGGAACGGTCGAAAAGACACTTTCAATCCAGACGGACATACCACATCATAGAGGGTGATAGGTAGTTTCGGTAATGCCATAATAATACTCCATTCTTAGATTATGATTGACTGCTTCCCTTTGGAGGAACCGGAGCGGACCCTGATGGTGGTTGTGCGAGTTTCACGACACCTACGGTGCCTAGGGTATACCATTCATACGCAAGTGTTACAGAGACACGATGCAACCCATCTTCCGACCAAGCCACAGGCATTTGATTGATCGCGGTGGGAAAGGCCTTGTGCATGGTCCAGACGGCAATTGCGGCAAGTCCTTCACCTCGCACTTGTGGCTTGGCAACAGAGAACCCGGGTGCGGTATCTGTCACATCATATTGTGTGAGTGTGACAGGGTAACGATATGCCTGTGGGTATTGGAGAATGTTGTTCTCAGGATTATAGATGCTACTCATCCATGATTCAAAGAACCCGCGAATCACAAATGATCCTGTTTCCAAGAAGTTGAGTGTGATTTCCTGATAGACAGATTGGTAAGGGGTCTTGTACGTTGGTCCATAGGTACGTGAATCATTTGAGACGATCTGTCGACCTGGCAATTCTGTTGCCTCACAGCGCAACCCCAAGACCCTCTGAATATCGGAGAATTTCTCATCATTCGACAAGACAGGAATAGAGACAAGATAATGAGAAGTCTTAGAAACACCATAACGACTGATCGATGATAGGAAGTCTCTGAGTTGACCCGCCATGTTAGTATTTCTCCTTGCTGTCTTTCCAAACTTGTTCTTTGTGAACGCTCGATCCGCGAGCCTTGCGAGTTTGTGAGTCTTCGTTCATGGCCGCGCGTTGTGTCTTCTGTAGCTGTGCTCTAAAATCTTGCACTGGCAATGTGGCAGCGATATCCCATTCCTCTGGGGGGATTTCGATATACCTGGACATCACATGACCAGCAAGGTAACGCTTCACACACGGTGTGGCTCGATATAACTGTGACATCGCGGAAAGGATCGGGTAACTCATCTTCAATCGTGTGTGTTCATCATTTGGGGACCCTGTAGCGAAGCGTCTAAGCTGCGTCAAGAGGATCATCCTATCCCTGGGGTAAATGTAGTGTAGATTCAATCCCAAGAACCCATCTGGGTAGCGTTGCAGAGGGATAACCAACGGGAAACGATCCCAGTAGGGCAAGTCTTCCTTGGTCTTGGCACTATACATAAAAAAGTAGAATCGGCCGATCATCGTCCTGGTACGCTGTTGTTCACGATCCTTGATGATCTCCATACGGTCTTTGGCCGTAGGATTCAGCTTGGCCATCTTTTGGAGTAGCCAAGACCTTCCAAAAGCCGAGGACGTATCCACGTTCTTCTGTACAACCTGTTCTCTGATGCGAGTGATAATAGTGCCCATGGTCCTATTTATGCATTCAGAAAGAGAAATTCTTCTCTGTGATGACCTGGAAGTTCCAGCCCTGTTTTTTAGCGAACTCGACGGCTGCGTTCCATTTGGCATGGTTGGTAGCCACATCGCGAACTTCTTGGAGATATTGCCTACTGGTACGCTTCGGGGCTGTTCGAAGGTTAGTTTGGTAGTCGGGTTTGATTTCAATGATGGTGACCGTTATTTCTCCTGTACGAGTGAGGGCTCTTACCAGGAAATCGGGGAAATAGCGTCGGATTCGGTTAGAGACAGGATCAAAGTATTTTATCACCAGTTCCTCACTCGCCCACGACAAGACTTTCTCATTTTGATCTAACTGATGCATGAATTTCAATTCCCAGGAGGAGCGATAGACGATGTTGTTTGCGTTCCCCACATATTTGTTGGGAAACTTTGGTGTGAAAATTCCTTTATGTGATGTTCTCCTGGTTCCCATGCGTCTCCTAAGGTGACATAAATAGACTTGGACATTCATTGGAGGTTATTTATGCCAGAGCCGGGGTTCATAGAAACACTAAAAAACGGAGCACAAGCTGTTGGTGATGCCGTGGGTACAGTGTTCAACAAGCTAGAAGCGGTTGCTGGCACAGAAACCAAGGAACAAGGTATAGCCCGGCGCAAAGATCAGACCGATTTCAGCTACACTCATCTAATATATCCTAGTGATTTATCGCCTACGTCACGCAATCCATATTGGATAACCTTCTATATCAATAAGCAACTCTTGTCCTCGTTCAATAATGGTAGTAGTGAGGGAGCGTTTGCGAAGCTTGCCAACGGAAGAAAAGGATCACCCATACAATCGACAGCACAGATCAACGCTAACCAATCTCGCAACCTTCAACGGAACTTCAAAGGTTCAAACGTCGGATTCGGTCGAAAGACACAGCGCACTAAAATGGCCATCCGATTGTTCATGCCCGATGGACTAAGCTGGAGCTATTCTAACGGTTACAAGGATGCGAGTATTTCGGGTATCAATGGAATGGGTATTGCCTCTTCCCTCTCTACCATCGCCCCTCTCTATCGTTCTTCAGCGGAAGCCGCAAAGAAAGGTGGAATCGAGGGGGTCATGGCAAGCTTACAGTCTAATGAACTGAAGGCGGCTGCCGGCCCTGCATTTGAGGTTTTTGGAGATGCAACTGGACAGGGCTCCGAATTTGGGGCCGCCTTCCTTGGTCTTGCTGTGAACCCACAGGTTGACGTGATCTACATCTCCCCCGAACTTCGCCAGTTCACGTTTGACTTTTTATTTGCTCCCCAGACTGCTAGAGACGCCGGCGTCGTGCAAGAGATTATCAAGCAGTTCAAATTTCACTCAGCACCAGAAATGTTCGGTGGTAAAGAGGGTACAGGTATTGGAATTGGTCGTTACTATGTTCCTCCCGCCGAGTTTGACATCGAATTCTCTGTTAACACGATGGGAAGAATCTCAACCTGTGTCCTTCAGAACATTACTCTGGACTATGCGCCTTCAGGCACCGCGTTTTATGTAGACGGAAAACCTGTCAATATTCGTATGACACTGCAATTCAAGGAATTGGAGTTTATCACCAAGGCACTTGTTGAGAAGGGGTTCTAAATGCCAGGATCTTATTTTTCGAATTTCCCGTACATTGGTTACTCACTGAATTCCTCAGCCCAACCAGGCGAACTGCAATGGGTGACGGATATCTTTCGTCGTGTTGCACCTATCAGAAACCTTCTGAAGAACACAGAGATATTCTATTCCTATCAGGTCGTCGAAGGGGAAACCCCTGAGATGTTAGCAGATCGAATTTATGGCAGTCCTAAGTATCATTGGGTTATCACACTGATCAATAATATCCTGGACCCTCAACTGGACTGGCCAAAGGACTATGCCTACTTGGTGCGTTTTATCATTGACAAGTATGGTTCGGTTGCAGCCGCGAGTGGATCGATCCACCACTACACGATGACGCTATCCAAGGTCGATTCTATCGGAAACTCAAGTCAGGAGACGTTCATCATCGATGTAGAGAAGTATACCTCATTGACCAGTCTCGTGCCAGTGGTTACAACCTTCAATAGTGGCGCAACAGTCACCGTCACAACTACTCGTGGAATCGTGGACAACTTTACCTATGAGACAGATCTCAACGAAGAGAAGAGGAACATTCAACTCCTCCAAGAATCCTTCCTTCCACAGATCGTCGCCGAACTTGAGAGATTACTAGCATAATGCCTATTCAAGATGGTCTTGGACAATCAACAGATTTCGATCTCGCTAGCCTAACCATAGTCAGTGCGGGAGGTCAGAGAGTCGATCTCCGTGAGGTCATGCGAGAGCTGAGTCTCTATGAGGATCTGTTCGGTAATGTCATGACGGGCAGTGTGTTCATTAGTGACACGCAAAATCTCATCAATATCCTCCCAATCGTCGGTGGGGAATTCCTTTTGGTGACTCTCAAGAAGCCCTCCGCCCTTCTGAAGATCGAGAAGGTGTTTCGTGTCTACAAGATCACCAATCGTCGAAAAGCTTCTCCTAGCTCGGAAGATTATATTCTACACTTCTGTTCTGAGGAATTGGCGATCAATGAATCCACACGAGTTTCAAACTCCTATAAACAACTGACCATCTCTGCCATCGTGAGGGATATCACAACCAATTATCTCAAGATTGATTCTAAGAAGTTACCATTCCAGGAAATCACCCAGACTGTTGGGAATTTTGATATCGTGATTCCCTACTGGTCGCCGTTCCACGCCATCAATTGGTTGTGCCGCATGGCGAGAACCAGCACGGCGCCTGGATGCTCATTTGTGTTCTTTGAGGATACTACCGGTTTTCACTTCACCTCCATCGAATTACTCTCACAGCAAGAGCCTATCCAGATCATCAATTTCATGCCTCTCAATCTTGCGGGGCAGACACGAGAGAAAAGCGAAAAGTCTGATACCCAGATGCGTATGGAGTCAGCGGAAGATTATGAACTTACCAACTCTCCTGATTTACTACGCAGCATCACCACTGGTGCCTATGCGAGTAAGCTGGTGCGCGTGAATACTCTCGACCAACAGGTCAAGTTCTCTACCCTAGACGGAATTGATTTTTTCGGTAGGACGAAACATACCAACGACAGCACGTTCATGCAAGCACGACAGGATAGAATGCATGTACCTCAAAATCAGCGTCATGATGCACACTATAGAGTGGCGGTCGACACGCTGAAGGTGGAAACATGGATGCTGCAACGCAATGCCTATTTGTCCAGCCTACACGGATTCCAATTGAAGATCTCAATTGCAGGTAACATGAACATGAGGGTCGGGCTCGTCGTAGTCCTCAACCTTCCCGCGGCGTCGATAGGACTCACAGAAGGTAAACCTATGGACATATTATATTCTGGAAACTATTTGATCACTGCGATCCAGCACAAAATTGACCGCAATAAGTATGTGTGTATTCTTGAGTTATCAAAGGATTCTATCAATACACCACTACCATTCAGCCTTGAGGGAAGCCCCTTTATGAATAGATTGAGGAGTGCATAAGATGAACCAATCTGACTTGGGGGATCAGTTCATATGGTGGACAGGTGTGGTGGAAAGCCGACAGGACCCCTTGAAGGTAGGTCGTTGCCAGGTGCGTATTGCGGGTTCCCATACAGAAGTCAAATCGATCATTCCCACAAATTTCCTTCCATGGGCACAGGTCATTCTTCCACCGAATGATAGTGCCTCACTTCAGATCAAGGAAGGTGACTATGTGGTGGGATTTTACTTGGATGGATCAGATCGACAGGTGCCTATCATCATGGGTATCCTTCCTGGTATTCCCGTTGCACAAGGATCAATCACCACAGGATTTAGTGATCCTCGCACAGGACCAGAATTGTCTAGCGCACCACGCAAACCAGGCGCAAGTCCATCACGACACCCTATTCGTTTGAATGAACCGACATTCTCACGCTTGTCTCGCAATGAAAAGATTACTGATACCCCCGTAGCATCAAAGAAGATTGGTGTGAAGGTTGCAGTACCAGAAGCAGGTGGCGGAGTATGGAATGAACCCCCGACCCCATATGGTACAGTGTATCCTTATAATCGAGTCATGGAAACAGAGTCAGGTCACATTCTTGAGTTTGACGATACACCTGGCGCAGAACGAATTCATATTTACCATCGCTCAGGAACATTTGAAGAAGTGCACCCAGACGGCACCAAGGTCACCCATATTGAGGAGAGTGCCTACGAGATTGTCTTGTCAGACAAGAAAGTCTTCATCAAGGGTGATCTTTCCATCACGACTGGTGGGAATCTCAACCTAAAAGCTGGTCAAAGTGTAAACATTGAAGCCGGTCTAAATATTGTCTTGAATTCACTCGGTAGTGTGGTCACTCAGGCAGCTTTAGGTATCTTCACCACGACTGTTGGCCCCATGGCATTTAATGGACTCCCTATCAATTGGAACGGTCCTCCTGTGGTTGTCCTTCCACCTCCGATTCCTGTGAGTGGAGTTTAACATGCCAATCGCACTTCCTGTCGTTCGTATGGGTGTGGATATGTGTAGCGGTCACCCGGCAGGACCGACATATTTTCCACCAAGACCGTCATTGACAGGATCAACAGATGTTTTTGTAGAAGGGCTGCCCCTTGTTCGATCCTCCATCGATACCTGGACGCCCCACACAAATCTCATTAGTGTGCATCCTAGTATGGGTGTAGGTGGTTCTCAGACTGTGTTCTGTAATGGAGTCCCTGTCATGCGCGTGGGCGATCCTCTTGATTGCGGATCAGTTGCCGCAATGGGTTCATCAACAGTCTTTTGTGGATAAGGAGTTTTTGTGGCTTTTGATTTTGACTTCTCCCATATACCAGGAGGGCTAAGCCTTCCCGTACTACCAGAATCATCTACAGGCATCACTAATGTCTCCAGGAGTCTTGTGGACAAGATCACCACAGACCCAGGTAGCCTCTTCTCCAATCCTATGATCAACTCTGTCAACTTTCTTGGAGATGGGGTATCTCGCTTGGAAACCAAGATGACGGGTATCTCAACGGGTGCTGAATTTAGTCCTAGCATCACCCAGGCAGATGCCGCGCAATATCTCTCAGACGATCCTCTACAAGATATCCGATCCTCTATGGGAAATTTCATGATGCACACAGACCGTCTTTCGGGATTGCTCAAGAGTCAAGGGGTCCAGGCGCCTGGGTTGCAACAAATCTTGTCGATTGGTACACAGATGCAGAATATGGCAACACTCCTACAAGCTGGCAGTGGGTGCCTTCCTCTGATCGGTGGGGCCACAGGACTATTCTCGCAAGATGCATTCAATGGGTTCCTAGGAACCGTGGAAGGATTACTTTCAAGGATTGAGCGCGGTGCGGCTACCATTGCAGATGTTGTGGACACCATGGCGGGGTTGGCAAATCTCATTCGCGGTATCGCAAGCAAGGACAGCCAATTCCTCCAAAATGCCATCAATCAGTTACAAGCCGCTTCTGTGGGATTGATCCTAGAGGCACTGAATTCCAATCCCTGTGCTGCGTTTGTGTTTCAGACCATTTCAAATACGAATCCAGGTGGATTGTTGAACGTCTTGAGTCAACCCATCGACAGACAATAACACATAAATACGAGGACTATGGCTAGACCAATCGTTTATCAAGACTTTCCGTTAGACTTCACTATTCATCCTATCCGAAAGGATCTGGTGCTGTTGTCTAATGAGGACTCGGTGGTTAGGGCCGTCAAGAATTTGCTCCAACTGAATCACTACGAGGTTCCATTCCATCCTGAGATCGGATCAAATATCCGAAAATTGTTATTTGAGAACGTGAGTGACTTTACCGCGCAGGACTTGTCGCGGTTTATTGAAGAGACGATTACAAACTTTGAGCCGCGGGTCACCATCCAATCCTTGGTTGTGAGCCCCAACGAAGATCAGAACTCGTATGCCGTCAAACTTAGAGTGATCATCAATGCATCCTCAAAACCGTTGACCGTAGACTTCATCCTGGAAAGGGTCAGATAACATGCCTGAGAAATTAGTGGTCACAGACTTAGAGTTTGAAACCATCAAACAAAACCTCAAGACCTTTCTGGGTACCCAGCAAACCTTCTTGGATTACAACTTCGAAGGTTCGGCGCTGGCAATCCTCATCAATCTCTTGGCGTACAACACCTATTACAACTCGTTCTACACCAACATGGCTGCGAATGAATTGTTTATCGATTCGGCGCAAATACGCAACTCACTTTTGTCCCACGCAAAATCATTGAATTACACACCTGTCAGTCGCCGTGCACCGACAGCCATGTTGAATGTGGTCGTGACACCTCCTGGTGGCAATGGACAGTCACTTTTGACCATTGATCGTTTCACAGAATTCCAGTCACAAGCTATCGATGGTGTCAACCATACGTTCGTCACAGTCGCCGCGGCATCCGTGTACAAGGAAGTGGGAGTGTTCACATTCCCTTCACTTCAGGTCAAAGGTGGTACCCCACAAGTCGCAACATTCTCCTATGACGCAATCACCAATCCAGCAGCACGTTTCGAACTACCCAACGATGATATCGACACCAGCACATTGCTAGTGACTGTGCAAGCCTCCACGGTCAACACAGCATCGGAGGTGTTCACACTTTCCACCGACATCACCGAATCAACATCTCGAAGTGCGGTCTTCTACCTCAGCACCTCAACAAGCAACAAATATCAATTGTCGTTTGGAGATGGGGAAATCTCGCGAGCCTTGGCAAACGGAAATATTATCATTGCAAGCTACCTCTCCACTTTGGGGGCGGATGCCAACAAAGCCAACTCATTTGCCACAGGTTCAATTCAGGGATTTTCCAACGTCTCAGTCCTTCCTGTTTCATCGGCGGCAGGTGGTGCAGATCGTGAATCGGACGATTCTATTCGTGTTCACGCCCCTCTCAGCTACACCTCACAAGGTCGTGCGGTTACCCAAAAGGATTATGAAGCACTGTTGAAGCAGCTCTATCCAGACATTCAAAGCATTTTCGTATGGGGCGGTGAAGATAATGTTCCCCCAGTCTACGGGAAAGTGTTCATCTCCATTGCACCAAAGTCTGGTGTAATTATCAACATCGCCGAGAAGATTCGAATCGCAACAGAGATTCTTGGTCCTATCTCCATTCTCACAATCACTCCTGAGTTAGTCGATCCAGATTATGTGTACCTCAAGTTTGAATCTACTGCCGAGGTTGATGGTAAATTGACACTCCTCACCACCTCACAAATTGCTGAAGTGGTGCGTACGGCCATTATCAACTATTCAAATCAAATATTCAACCAATTCGGCGCAATCTTCGTCATTTCAAAGTTTGGTCGCGCCATCGACGATTCACTCCCAGCAATCATTGGATCTGATACGGTCGTGCGTCTTGAAAAGCGTTTCATCCCCAACTTCAACATACGCTCAACCTACGTGGTCAGCTTCGCTACAGGATTGAAGAATGCACCAATTCAAAGCGCACTCAAGTCAACAGCTTTCAAGGTGTATGATGGTTCAAACGTACTGCGAACAGCCTACATCGAAGAAACCTTCAACTCCTCAACGGGTGTAGACTCGATCACCATCACGAACCCAGGCTACGGCTACACAGAACCTCCAACAGTTACCATCACAGGAGATGGAACGGGGGTGCGGGCAGAAGCAACTATCGTGAATGGTCGTATCGAAACCATTACCGTCACTAAGCGAGGAACATCTTACACTTCAGGTCTTGTCGCAATCACAGGGGGTGGAGGACAAGCAGGTGCAGCCTCAGCGGTTGTACAGTCAAAGTTTGGCACCTTGCGGTTGTACTACTTCAACAGCAACTCAGAGAAAGTGGTCATCAACCCCGAACTGGGAACCATAGACTACTTTTTGGGTGAATTGGTGATTAGAGATTTGACCGTGGTAGAGTCGTTGACGGATACGAACGATATTAGAATCAGCGTAGAACCTGACGCCTCCATCATTGAGACCCAACAGAACCAACTACTCCTTCTTGATTCAGATGATCCAAGTGCTATCAACATCTCTGTGTTCATCAGGTAAACACTATGTCCAACACCGTTTCTCTATTAGTACGATCACAACTGCCAGAATTTATCCGTAGCGATTACGATACCTTTGTCTCATTCGTTGCAGCATACTACGAATGGATGGATCAAACAGGTAATGCCATTGATCTAAGCAAAAACATTCCTGTGTACATGGACCTTGATACGACTTTAGATGATTTCACTGAATACTTCATGAAGCAGTTTGTGCCGCTATTCCCACCAGATCGTTTGAGCAATCCTACGTTCTTCATTCAACATGCCAAGGAATTCTATCGTTCAAGGGGTACCGCCAAAGCCGTGAAGTTATTTTTCCGTCTGTTGTACGGGCAAGACATTGAGATTTTCTATCCGAAAGTTAGTGTGCTCCGCGCGTCCTCTAGTGGATGGACTGAGATACCTTCGCTACGCCTTGACCCAACCATGTGGACAATCCAGTATGGTGACGGTGTAACAACACGCTTTCGCGCATTAGATACTTCATTGGGTACAACTCCTAGTGTGTTTCTGAATGATGCGCTTCAAGTCAGTGGATTCCGACATTCCCCCAATGAACCGTATTTGATTTTTGATACCGCCCCAGTATTAGGTGTGGAATTGAAAGTTACCTATCCAGGCGAAGAACTCACTGACCTTTTCGGTACGAATCGTATTGTGGTACGCATGGTCGGACAAACTTCGGGCGCCACTGCGGTGTCCGAAACACTTCAAGAGGTTATTGCTGATACGATCACACAATTAGATTTGGGAGTATCCTCACCGCGGGGCACGTTCACACAGTTTGAAATCGTCAAAGGACGATGGGTATACGATACAGCTACCCAAGCCTATGTGGACATTTACGGAAGACTTGTTTCCTACCTGGCCTCAATCAGATTGACAGACGGTGGATTAGGATACAATGTTGGTGATCCTGTGATTGTCTCGGGTGGATTTCCAGCGAATGCAGCCACCGCAGTAGTAGACTCCATCTTCTCAGCCCTCATTTCAAACATCACGGTCATTTCTGGTGGTGCAGGATATCAGCCTGGGCAAGCCGCCTACATTACTTCAACGCCTAACACAGGTTTGAATGTGTATGTGTTGTCAGTGGATACCTCTGAAGCTGTGCATCCAAATTCCTATCACATGAACCAAGATGTCATGACCCTATGGGCAAACACAGTCATGTCTTCCCCTGATTTCTATTTCACTCCAGGTCTCTCAGAGAACGTGAACACCATCATGTCTCTTGCCCTCACTGATACGATCTTTGGGAAACAACCGAGCGAACGGTTGGGTCCAGTTTCAACTGTCACAATCACCACAAGCGCAGCGGTCTTCAATCCTGCCCCCACGCTCGCCATCGATGCACCCACATTGGTTGTCACAGGGATCAACGCAAATAGCAATGTCGCCACAGCTACAGTCTCGCTTGCCTACTTTGGTATTCTTGGCAAGATGAATGTTCGGAATGGCGGATCGAACTACCAAGTGGGAGATGAAGTGACCTTTGAGAATATCCCAGGTGTGGGGCTCGGCATTGGTGCGGCCGCTGAAGTGACAAGCCTTCACTTGGCAAATTCTGGTATCAGGACTGTCAACTTCAGACCTTCACGAGTCACAGGCACAGTCAATGTCAATCCTAGTATATCCAATACAGAAGTCGTGGGTACAGGAACATTCTTCACCACGGAACTTATGGCAAATGACCGTATTGAAATCAACAGTGAATCGAGCTACGTCTCCACGATCATCAACGCCACACACTTCATTGTCAATACTGCCTTCACTCGTACCTCAACCGCACGACGAATGGGTATCTATGGACGTTATTTTATCGGAGGCATGAACTACAGTCAAAACAGCCTTCCGACAGTGATTGTGTTTTCTAATAATCCTGTAGCAATAGGGGCGAACATCGCAGCCGAATTAGTCCTCTCAGGCGGGGCGTCATTCCTCTTAGAGTCCCAAACTGAGGAGCCTGTGGGTAAGATTAGAACTATTCGTATCACGAATCACGGCTATGGCTACCAGTCTAGACCTACAATTGATTTGTCGGGTAGCGGTAACGGAAAAGCTAATGCGGTAGCAATCATGCTGAGTAACCTGCTTAAGGGTGCAGGACGATATCAGACCACCGAGGGATTCCTCAGTTCAGATCAACGTCTACAGGATGAGAGTTATTACACCACATTCTCTTACGTCATACGATCTCAAACTGAACTTGCTAAGTATAAAATGGTCCTCAAGAACCTTGTGCACCCCGCAGGCGTATCGCTATGGGGAGAGTATGTGATTGAGAACGAGATTCCTGGGGAAACAAGTCTAGCGGCAAATGTCGCCAACACTTTCCAAGCGACCAGTTGAAACACATAAATAGGACAATGGATAAGGAACTTTATGGCGAATAACTTTTCTAGTGTCTCCAGACGCCTCGGCTACGAGCGAGCACTCACATTTTATGATAGCTTTGTCACGTCCGCAAACGATGCAGCCGTAGGCTATATCATGATCGGACGCAGCATCACCTGGAATGCGGGCGATGTCCCTCAGCCAATCTACGACACAGAAAAGTCACTCTTCGATACCTTCAATGACTTTCTTGGTGGAAAGAAGATCACAGGCAATGATGTATTCCCTGTTATCCCGCGACACAACTGGGTAGCCAATACTATTTGGACACCGTACGACGACGAAAGCAACACACAATTCTCCTCAACCAACTCCATGTTTGTCTACGCAAGCGGCGGCAATGTCTACAAGTGCTTGAATAATGCCAACGGTGCCTACTCAACCATTGAACCAGCGAATAACTATAGTAGCGCAAACGGATTCACCAGCCCAGGAGATGGATACACCTGGAAGTATATGTACAAGGTGCCTAGCGGAAGCAAATTCTTGACTACAACTTGGATGCCTGTTCCACTAACTCAGAGTGGTGCCTATTTTGGATTTGCCAACAACCTGCTTTCAGGAACGATTTCACGAGTTATTCTCACGACAGGGGGAAATGGTTACTCAAATACCAATACAACGATCTCTGTTACAGGTTCAGGTCAGGGTGCCAATGTCACAGCGAATGTCAATGCCGCAGGGAACATTCAATCCGTCACTTTAGATGCTCGCGGCGCCGGATACACCAGACACAACACACGAGTGACTATCGTAGGCTCAGGAGCGAATGCCGCGATCCGCACGATTCTTTCACCATACGGCGGTCATGGCTTCAATCCCGCACGAGAACTGGGTGCCAACTCAGTCATGATCTCCGTGCGAGTGGGAGAAGTAGACTCTACAGAAGGTGGAACAATCACAGCCAATAACGATTTCAGACAGATAGGGGTGCTCATGCGCCCACATCGTTACGGAGAAAGTGTCGCAGTAGCTACTGCCAATGCGAACGTGGCAATCAGCATGGTCAGTCAGATCCTTTTGACCTCTGGTTCATCCTATCTCAAGGATGAATTGGTCTATCAGGGTAGCAATGTTGCCTTCTCATCGTTCTCTGCGAACGTGTCGGACGTGTTCACAAATGCTGTGGAAACCACACACATGCGTGGAGGAATCACCACTGGACAACTCCTTATCGGGAACACATCAGGTATTTCTCGTACTGTTGTGGCATTTACGAACCCAGACCTTGAAGAAGAGACTGGAGATCTTGTATATACCGAAAATCGCTCACCAGTCACTAGAAGTGTGGGACAGGCCGAGTGGATAAAGATTGTGTTGAATTTCTAAACAATGTCTTATAAATAGATCATAACCTGGAGAGATTACATGGCTATCGATTTGACGCAAGACCCGTATTATGATGATTTTGACGACACAAAGAACTTCCACAAGATTTTGTTTCGCCCCAGCTTTGCTGTGCAGGCGCGTGAACTCACACAATCTCAGACGATTCTCCAAGATCAAATCAAGAAGTTTGGCAACAACATCTTCCAGAACGGCTCTATTGTTACTGGGGGATTGACCACACTTGAATCTCAGGGTACCAAGTATGTCTGTGTTGAAGCCACCGATCCAACGGGCGCCGTTGTTGATGTAGCGAATTTTATTGGGAAGTTCATTGTTGACGGCGACGATCAAGGCATTCGTGCGTATGTTATCGCCGGCGCTGAAGCCACACTCACGTCCCCAACCGTACTCATTGTCAAGTACACCTCTGGACAAGTCTTCAATACCTCACTCACACAGCCTATCACCACAGATGGTGGGGCATACTCTGTTGCGATCATTGCCAGCCTCAGCACTCCTGTCAACTTCACTGATGTTGTCAGTGGTCTGAAGTTTGGTAGTGCATCTATTTGCAGTATCAATGAGGGTGTCTTTTTCGTTAGTGGATACTTCGTGCAAGTATCCCCACAGACCACCATTCTTGATGCCTTCAGCAACACACCAACCTATCGCATAGGACTTGAGATTGAAGAAATCTTAGTTGATGCAACAATGGATGCGTCCTTGCTTGACCCCGCACAAGCTGCGACGAACTTCCAAGCACCAGGAGCAGACCGATACCAGATCAACCTAACATTAGTAAAGCGATCACTCACCTCTGAGGATGATAGTAAGTTCATTGAGTTGCTTCGCGTGACTGATGGAGTGCTTACCAAGAAAGTTGTGTACCCACTCTATTCAAACCTTGAAGACACACTCGCTCGGCGTACCAACGATGAATCAGGATCATACACTGTTCGTGCATTCAAGATTGCTACACTGGATCACCCAACACACGCCAATGCCTTCAATATCGTTATAGAGCCTGGTAAAGCGTATGTGCAGGGGTATGAATTTGAAACAATTGCTCCAACAGCCATAAAGACAGAACGGGCCCGCGCTGCGGCGAACGTCACAAATTATAACACCACCATTGACTTCCAGAATTGGATTGAAGTCACCAACATGGTTGGTCCAATTCCATTCAAGACGCTACAACCCGCAGTCCTCCATTGTGTGGGCACTGCAAACGTCGCCCTCGCAAACGCAGCGGCCGCTGCGAATACCTCAATGGGCACGCTTCGTGTCCGCGCACTTGATTATCAGAGTGGTGCGAATGGTACGTCAATCAGCACGGCAGTTTGGAGAGCCTATGCCTTCGATAGTAACATCGGCGAAAGCATCACCGCAAACTGCGCGGCCGCTGGTAGTGCGAACACCATCTTCCTTGCTCCTAACTTCTCCTCTGTAGCTAATGCCTATGTGGGAGTCAAGTTTACTGTCGTTTCCCATGCGGGTGTGTCACTTTCTGAAACGCACACGATTGGAAGATACGACGGACCCAACAATCAAGTGTTCTTGCAAGGTACAGAAACCTTTGCCTTTGGTACACCTTCAACAGCGACACGCTACAGACTTGACTATGAAGCGAAGGATATTGAATCCATTGTCTATGCGAACACCAGCGTCAACCAACACCTCTTCTCAACGAGTATGGATATTAGCACATCCAGTAAGGAAGCGTTTCTCATTGACCGATACGAGGGTACATACTTCACTGATACCAGTTTCAATTCATCCATCATTGGACTGCCATATTCCCCTATTGCCGATCAGACAGTCGTGGGCGGTTCACCGCTAACCAACACTGAATACTTCGGACGTAAAGCCTTCACGGGTCAGAGTTTCACACAAAACGTCACGACAATTACGAGTGCTGCGGGTATCACAAGTGCTGTGAACGGAACATTGTCTGGTTCTGATGCCGTAGACAACATCCTTGTCGTGGTAAGAAATGGTACTGGTACGCCTATTAGTAACAACCAAGTCATCAACTTTTCGTCGGGCAACCCAGGCGGAAACACCGTGGTTGTTACGACAGTTAGCAACACGTCTACTTGGACCATCACGGTTCCTGATATGAATAGTGCCTCAGCCGCAGACGTGTATGTCAAGGTCAAGCTGCCATACGCTCATGCGCTTGGAAACTTGCTCAAAAGCAAGACAGCGAGAATTGCTAACGTCCAAAGTGGATTGAATTCAGGTGGTATCCAGATTGCCGACCCAACAGGATTGGTGCAATGGTTCTCACAGGGTTCGGGTACACTAGGTGCTCAAATCACGATCTATTCTAACTCAGCCGCCTGGTTGAACCTCAAAGATCCAAGCAAGGCGCAGTCACTCTATACCTCAGACGTGATAACACTTCGTAAGGTCATCGATGTAGGATCAAACTTCATTGAAGATGGTAACGTGGGTATTGCTGCGGATATCACGAGCCGTTACACGCTTGATACAGGACAGCGTGATAACTCTTACGATCACGCTTCAATCACACTGAAACCAAACTCTCCGGGTCCATCAGGCAACGTCGTCATCTATGTTGACTATCTCACTCACTCTGGTTTGGGATACCTCACCGTGGATTCCTATGCCTCAGCGAACATTGGGTATGCTAATATCCCAACCTATACCTCAGCCACATCGGGAGAGGTGTACAGCTTAGCCGACAGTATTGACTTCCGCCCACGCCGACAGGATGCGGATTACAACGGTGTATATGATGAACTGGTATTTGGAATTTCAGGACTCACCTTTGAGACCGATTTCTCCTACTACCTCCCACGTATTGATAAGGTCATCCTCACACGAGATCGTGTGTTTGAAGTCTTGACAGGCATTCCTTCGTTGGCTCCGGTTCCGCCATCCGACAAAGAAAATGCCATGACTTTGTACACCTTGACGCTGCCGGCATATACAGCTTCAACCAAGGATATTCGTCAACGCTACAACGACAACAGACGCTACACGATGCGTGACATTGGTACGTTGGAAAAGCGTATCACGAACTTGGAATACTACACGTCATTGAACTTGCTTGAGCAATCAGCAAAGAGTCTTGAAATCACAGACGATACTGGGGCGAATCGTTTCAAGAATGGTATCCTCGTTGATCCATTCAGAGGACACTCTATTGGAGACGTATTGAATCCAGATCATCGTTGTGCGATGGACAGAGTGAACGGCGAAATGCGTCCTCCATTCCTCATCAAGAGTCTTGGACTTGCGGTGACCGAAACCAATTCGGCCCACTTTGCCCGTCTCGGCGGTTTCGTCACGCTACCATATACTGTGGTCACATTTGTCGATCAGTCTCTTGCATCCTTTGCAATCAATGTGAACCCATTCAACACAGTTGCATTCATCGGGCAATTGAAACTTGATCCTTCCTCAGATACCTGGGTGGACAAGAACCAAGCACCTGACGTGAATGTGAACATTGCTGGTGACTCAGACGCATGGGAAGCCCTGGCATTCCAGGTCAACAAAGTATCAGCCAACCAGACCTTCGGTGCGACAACTTTTGGAACAATGTGGGATGATTGGGAAACAGATAACTTCGGGGTCACACAAAAGAGAAATATTATCAGACCACGACGGGAAGGCAACTCGGGGGCAGCAGCGTTGCCACGATTTAGAAACATTCTCAGCCGTCAGACGGTCACGACTACACAGAGCCAGAGCCGTGAGGGCATCAGGAGTGAATTTGGAACAGAAGCAGTCACCGAGTCACTTGGTAACAGGGTGATCGACGTGTCTGTCATTCCTTACATGCGCTCAACAGGCGTCTTGTTTGTCGGAAAGATGTTCTCCCCTAACACGAACCTCTATGCCTTCTTTGACGAAACCGCAGTCACGAATTACTGCTTGCGCTCAAGCGTGGTCAAACTCGCTGGCACAACCTCTGTGTACAGCGACGAGTACCAAAATCCAGAATCAGTGCGTGTATGGGACCCAGCAGGTAACAAGAATACCGCCCATGCTATCGTAGTTACGTCCCGTACTCAGTCGGATCACACGAATGTTAGCATCGTGCGTATCACAGGCGGAGACGATGGAAACGTAGCCAATGCGTACTTCATGCACACAACCAATTCAACTTTCTTGATTGGTGAAACGAGCGGAGCCAACTCGCGTATCTCAGGCTACTACCATAACTTTGGATTCTGCGAAAACCCAAATACCTCTAGCATCCTCTTGCAGAGCGACGTAAGGAATTCAAACGTAGCATTTTCCAACACCTTCCTTGTCGGGAAGACCATTCACTTTGCGACCTCTCAGGGTCTTGGACAATCATCTGTGATTACGTCCTACAATGCGAACACTCGCAACGTGGCATTCAGTCCAGCATTGTCAATCGCACCAAGCACCTCCACCGCGTATTCTATCGGTCAGTTCAAAACGGATTATCGCGGAGAAGTGTCTGGTGTGTTTGTTATTCCATCTACAGCCGATGTCCGATTCCGCACAGGCGAACGACAGTTCACACTTGTTGACTCCTTCTCGGGAACCCTTGAAGGATCAGCTACAAACGGATCAGTCAAGTACACTGCGTCGGGTATGTTGCAGACCTCAGAGAATACTCTACTTACCACGAGACAGCCTGTGATTCAGCGTACTGATTTGACTGATGCGCGAACAGTTGTCACCTCAAAGGTAACAGATACCGTTATCGGTCGCCAGGTAGTCGGGTGGTATGATCCTCTTGCACAGACATTCCTAGTCGATCAGACATTCCACCCATCAGGTGTTATGTTGACGGGTATTCGTTTGTTGGTCAAGACTTCAGATCCTAACATTCCATTGGCCATACAGCTACGTCCGGTGGTCAACGGATTCCCTCACTCTTCGCAAGTCATCCCTGGTTCAGATATCGTCTTGAATGCAAGCGACATCAACCTATGCAGCGAGGAGACTCTAGCCGCAAAGTATGCAGCAGGACTCAATCCATTGGATGATGCGACACTCTATACACAAGCCAACTTCAGTGGACCTGTGTTCTTACAGCAAGGCGCAGAATATTGCGTGGTCCTTTTGGCGAACTCTGTGTTGTACCAGGTCTATGTGGTCCGCATGGGATCAACGATTTTGGGTACCTCGCGAATCAGTTCCGATCAGCCATACCTTGGAGTCTTGTTCAAGTCTCAGAACTCTACAACATGGACCCCAGTTCAGGAAGAGGACTTGACCTTCCGATTGCTCCGAGCAGAGTTTGACATCAGTGCCCAGGCGAACGTGGAATTTCAGTTATTGGGAAGTGATATCACCGCCAACGTGCCAATGGATACATTCTTTGTGTCCTCTGGTAACTTGTTGCTCCCAAATACCTCTATTAGTGCATTGACCGCTACAACGACCTCAACAGGATTCAAAGAAGGAAATGGTTCTATTGAATTGAACGAGAACGTCTACTTTGATGATACGCTTGGTCGTCGTGTAGCGACAACCACAACATCATCATTCAAATTGCGATTGCTCTTGAATTCATTTGATAGAAAAATTTCCCCGATTGTGGACTTGGACAGACTCTCATTGATTGCTATTGAGAACCTTGCCAATAACCTTGAGCTAGGTAACTCATCACTTGTCGTGGTCAGTTCTAGCAACAATTGGTTCAATGCAGATGGATTGACTGTTACAATCTCAGGTGGTGGTGGAAGTGGCGCAAATGCGTACATTGCCAACACTCAGATTGACAGTAACAACCGTGTTTTGGCTAATGTGGTGGTGGATGCAACGGGCAGCGGATATACCTCTGCACCAACTGTGACTATCACAGGAAACAACAGCATCACCGCGAACGTGCAAGTTGTAGGTGAAAATCGTTCTTCAGGTGGACCAGCATTTGCGAAGTACATTACACGTAAGGTCACACTCGCTGACGGATTAGACGCAGGAGATTTCCGTGTCTACTTTGCAGCCTACAAACCATCAACCGCGAACATCTATGTGTACTACAAGATCCTCTCATCGGATGATGCAGACGTGTTTGATAACAAGGGATACCAGCTCATGACCGTGATCCAGGGTGCCAATAACCTTTCACTCAACCAAAATGACGTGAAGGACTTTGTGTACGCTCCTGGCACTGACAATGTTGCTGACAACAAGGTGCAGTATGGTTCGTTCACAAGCTTCAAGTATTTCGCAATCAAGGTGGTCCTCACATCAACGGACCCAACCAAAGTACCACGAGTTAGAGATTTCCGAGTTGTAGCCCTGCCATCTCTTTCATAATAAGGAACAATATGTCTACACTAAATACTGTCCAGATTGAAAACAATCCTGATTTGGTTCGTGATATGGATTCCAAAGCGGTATTGAGTATTGATGCAGCAGGGCTGAATCGTTACAAGGATCAACGTCGAAGAAGTCTCAGGCAAACCAAAGAGAGTCAAGAAACCAAGGCAAGGCTTGAGATGATGGAAATAGAAATGGCAAGCTTGAAGAAGATTGTGGGTGAATTGTCCAGCTTGAGGAGTCGCAGATAAATGTCTATCAACCAGATCAGTACAGCAAACACATTTGGTCAACTGATTACCGCCGTCGCGGCGATGATTGCGGTGTCAAACAACTTGACCGATGGTCCACAAGTGACCTCCAATTCCGCATGGACGTTTACCAACCCAGGAGTAGGTGTCAACGTCTCTGGTGGATTGATCGCCACAAGGGCCACCATCGACACACTCAACACCTCTCATGCAAACGTCACCAATGAGACGGTGGTTCGGTCAAATGTCTCAACAGCGAACATCACCACCGCCAACATCGTTGGGGCGACCATCACGAACATCAACAGCACAGGTCATGCAACGGCCAATGTGAACGTGAGTGTGCTGCTTCAGGTTAGTGGTCGCGCAAATATCTTCTCAGCCAACATTGAATCCGCCAACGTCGGTACATTGATCATCACTTCATTGTCGGCTGCATCGTTGACTGTTCCTGTCCTCAATGCGTCCTTTGCCAATGTCACCACACTTTCCGTAACAGGTACCTCACAACACACGGCACTCGTTGCAGTCTTGACAACCACGGATAATGCAAACGTAAAAATACTGAATACTTCCTCAGCAAATATCTCAAACTTAACTGCGGCTACACTGAATGCGTCTTTTGCCAACATCACAACTATGACTGTTGGTACATTGAATTCAACCTCAGCGAACTTATCACAAATCACAGTGCCTATCCTCAATGCGTCTTTTGCCAACATCACTTCATCGAATATCGTATCAACGAATGTGTCTACGGCTAACATTTCAAACTTGACAGTCACCACATTGAATGTGTCTTTTGCGAATTTGACCACTGGCACAATGGCTTCAAACCCAACTACCAACCTAGGTATTTCTACAAAGAATTATGCCGACACTGGTGCGGGTGGAAATGTGGTATGGAAAAATACCTTCAGTGCCAAGGGTGATTTGCCTGTCGGAAGCGGCGTCAATACCTTTTCGATCATTAGTAGTTCTGGCAGTAATGGTCAGGTATTGTTGGTGGATACTCAAACCGCTTCTGGATTGCGTTATTCGAACCGGGCATCACAAACATTCCGCGGTTTAGTAATCGGCACCTCAGTGAAGGATAAGGTCGCTAATGGTACCCAATTGACCGTAACGGCTCTTGATGAGGTTGTTATGGATGATGGAGAAGTAGTTGGAGGATGGACTGTTCCCGCCACGATTGACATCAGCTCAAGTGGAAACGCTGCTTTACTCGATACTGGGGCTGCTATCGCCAATACTTGGTATGAAGTATATGCTATTCGTAAACGATCCGATGGAACTAAGAATTTCATTTTACATAGAGCATTAGATCGATTGGCCAACCAAAACACATTTACTACGTCGTATCCGCTTCAGACCTTCTTGGCCGCAGGCCTCGCGGCTAACAATACATCCAACTTGTATATTAGACTAGCACAGAGTTTTACACCGAATATTGCAGGTCCGTTGACCAGCATCGAAATTCGTGCATTCAGGACAAGTACACCGACTGGAAATATGTGGCTAACACTTGAAGCGAATACGGCGGGTGCACCAAGTGGTACAACCCTTGCAACAAGCAGAAGAATGGATGTAGCTAGGTTGCCACTTACAAATCCAGCGAATCTGCGATTTGTTTTTGACTCGACTGCCAACGTAGAGCTTTCAACATCATATTTTTGGATTTTCAATTCAGATTATGCTGGTAGCGGCACTGCATTTGTCAACGTAGCCTTTTCCCTTGCCAATACCAATATCGGTGCAAACGGAGTCAATAGAGGATTACCATACGGAAACACAGGCAGTACATGGGATCAATTGACCAGCGTAGGAACATTTATTTACAAAACATATGTGGAAGCAAACAGCACCCCACTAACTCTTCCCGCCGGATTCGATCAAAGATGTTTGATAAGTTATGCTGCAACAGATGTCAACACCAGACTTAAAGAGTATCATCAAAAAGATCGTACTATTACTGCATACCCTACTGCACAGTGGGCGGTTCATACTTTACAAATAGCAAATCCAGAAGTCATAGACCTTGGCGTTTTTGCTACTATTCCTCCTGTGCCATGTGTGGTGTCATTCTTTGCAACCGGGACCAGTCTTAATACCTATGGAATCGGAAGATTACATGCACTCGATTTACCAAGTGCCGCGTCCACGTCTGATATACCTGGCGGAGCGGTTATTGGACAAATCAGTTTCAGTACCACCGCTTCGGCCAGTGCACCGGTATTGGTTGCGGCGCAAGCGGTACTTGTAAAATCTGGACTAGCAAACTTCAAACTTTTTCCAGTATCGATCACGTTCTAATAGTGACTCATAAATACCTTCACTATGGCATTTATATGGAACACCGACCCCAACATTCCTCCTCTCGTACCCTCACCGGTCATAGGACCAAATGAGGTTTCCACCCAGGTGCACGTTGTCGCCAATACCGTCAACGTGCATGGTCTTGTTGTGGGATCAGTCTCCTATAATACCGCCAACAAGGGGTATGATGTTATCTACGAACTCCCCTCATTGAACATTCAGAACGTATACGCCCGCACTCTACTCGCCCGCAATGCTTCAATCGGCAATGCTTTCATCAATGTGGCAACAATCAATACTGTTACCATCAATACAGCAAATATTACTAGCGCCACTATTTTTAGTGGTATCATGGGGGTTCACCCTGTTCAAAATCTTCAAATCGCCACCAAGGAATATGTTGACACTCGTGTAGCAAATTCAATTCCTCTCGGTGGAAATCTTCAATTACTCATTAGATCAACGGGGGATCTACTTGCGGGCGTAGCAGATAATACTGCGGCTCGATTCCCAATTTCACCAACACAACGATCAATTCTTGTTGCTGGCAATACTAGCAACGCTATAGGTATTCAATGGAAGCAACCTATTCCATCTGGATATGCTGGAACATTTCGAGCATTATCGATGGGCACTGACCTCGACAGATCATCTAGAAGGACTCAAGTTAAAATAGTCTCTGTTGCTGAAATTGTTATGAATGATGGGCAGCGTATATCTAGCGGGTGGAATGGGTTGACAGCAAGCACCACTGCAAACGGGGGACCTGGATTTTTAGACACAGGAGTGGTAACCCCGAACACATGGTATGAAGTGTATGCAATCCGCAACAGCACCACCAATACTAATGCATTACTATTGCATCGTGCGGTGGATCGTCAACTAGATGTCATAACAAATAGTGGTGTTGACCCCCTTCCTTCATTTGAAAGAAGAGTGTTATTTACAGCCACCGGGTCTCATCCGATAAATGTGGTCAATATTTCCCAAAGTTTTATTGCTACGAAGAGTGGACCTTTTGTCGCTGTCGATGTGTCATTGGTGCGAGTTGGGCAGCCAGTGGGTAATTGTTGGATCACACTTCAGAATAATGTAAATGGAAACGCTTCAGGCACTCCATTATCCACAAGTAGGAGGCTCGATCTAACTAGACTACCTATATCGAATATGACGTTTACCCTTTGTAGGTTTATATTTGATGCAAAGGCTAATGTAGTATCGGGGAATTCATATCATTGTGTGTATCATGTGGACCACACCCCTGCCGGTCTCGCCTCCCCGCATTACAGTATACTGAGAGGGTTTAGCAATCTAATCGCTGGCACATATACCAGTGGGGAAAGTAAAAACTTCAGCGCAAACACCAACTCATGGGAGGTGTCAAATAGTGGGGCCGGCTATAATAGCCCAGTGGGTCCTGGGGATCTATATATAAAAACGTATGTTGAAGCAAACGACACTCCTTTATCATTACCTACTGGTTATGATCAACGCTGTTTGATCAGTTACACTTGCACAGATCAATTTTCACAATTGAAAATATATACACAACAGCAACGTAGGATGGTTATGCCACTCCTGAATGAATGGAGAGAAACCAGCTTTGGTCGAGGTGAAAGAACAGGTGATAGATACCAGATAGCTGTACACTTACACCAAGTCGTTCCCCCTGTTGTGTGTATTGTGCAATTTTCGACGACGGGATGGAGTGTCATTGCGCTTCCAGGAGGAATAGGTCAAGTATCTTGCACTGATGTTGGGGGGAATGGCCCCAGTCTTGGACCACTCGTACATGAGACTGAGGGGGTGTCATATGCAAGCGCCGGCGTCCCCGGTATCACAACTTTTGTGCCCGTGTTGGTCGAAACTCAATCGGTGATTGTGCATTTGGGAGTTGCAGCAAATGTATATGTAACTTCAGTGGATTTCTAATATGGCATTTATATGGCAAGATACCCCAAGCAGTCCTCCTGTACCACTGCCAGTTCCGGTGGGAGCAGATAAGATCACGTTCAAAGTGCATGAGGTCGCCAATACCGTCAATGCTGGCGGTCA